TAAGTAATGATTCGTAATCCATTGTAGCTTGAGCTTCAGGGGGTCCAATCAGACCACCGAATTTACCTCTGGTTCTACCTAAAGTTCTTTTAGCTTCAGCGAAGAATAATTGGCGTATTAAGGTCTTAGTTGGAGCATTGAATTTGCTATAATCCAATTTTGCTAAAGGTACGTCATTAGGCATTATTATCACGTCAGGATTTTCTAATCTGCATTCTTCCAAGTTATCTGGCGTAGTTTCATAATAGTGATACCACACTTGACACCCAGTCATGTTGATACTGCTGCTGGTAGAACCACCGATACCACGACCAAAGGATAGTTTCGAACCTGGTGTTGACATCAAATGCAACAATCTCGTACCATCTGGACCTGCTGTAACTTTATACGTCAATTCACTCCTTAATATTCTATTTTTAAGGTTGAAATCAGATGCTGTTAAGAGTATGTCGTAAGCAGGGGCGATATAATAACCACCTCGTCCAGCCGCATTGAAACCACCACCAGTTGATCCAAGTTGGGCATAACCACCACCGAAACCGTAATCGATACCTGCGTAATTGGCAAGCAGTGCCATATCGGTAGTAGGCGGTGTAATCCACAATACTTCATTAATTTCCCTATTTGCTGGTATTTGGTATACTTGTCTTCCAGACTCTAAGGTAATGTAGTCTTTTTTAAGCTCCCAAGGCCCTCTGGACTGTAATCCCACTTGTTTTGAATAGGCATACGTATATTGGGTAACAAAGTCCTGTGAGCGTACTGATAGCGCAAACGCCATGTCAATTGTATCGACATTTGCACCCAATAATGATTGCCATTGATGTTCAATCAACCATTCAGAAACGTACATACTGTAATCCTCAATAGATATTTCTAACAAAGTGCATAAAGTTTCGTCTAGGAGTTCTATTTCCCTTAAGGGAAACCCCATAATATGACGGAACTGTTGAAATAACTTTTGTTTTTCTTCTAAACTGGCTGGCATATCTATCTGTTTAATAGTAAATATGCCGAGATATCAAATCTAAGATTCAGAAATCAATCTTTTAACAGTTTCAAAACCCTCTTCAATAGTAAAAAACGACCTTTCTGGTACCAATATCTTTTTACCTACTATAACAATAGGTACACTATCAGCATTACTTACCTCCATCAACTTGTTGAACTCTAATTTATTACTAGGTTCATCTATGTCGATTTCCTTATAAGTTATACCTTCATTTGTCATAAGTTCTTTAAACTCGGAACAATAGCCACAACCTTTCATTGTGTAAATTCTAACTGCGTTACTCATCTGTACATTCAATAAATTCTGTTATAATTTCCTCTTCTTTATTTTTAACTCCCAATATCTTATCAATGACACTTTTCTTATATTTTAATGTATACCACATTCTGGTTGTAATTGTGTCTTGAAAAAGTTGATAATATACTGTCACGTTGTTTTTCTGCCCTATGCGGTAAGCGCGATCCTCCGCTTGTTCGTTATTCCCTGTCACCCAATCAAATGAGTTGAATATTACCGTGTCAGCGGCAGTTAGTGTTATACCCACCCCAGCTGACATGATATTGCCAATAAAAACCTTAATATCGCTATTGTTCTGAAAAACATCGACTGATTTCTGTTTATCTTTGTTGTTCATGGAGCCATGATGTGCCACACATCTTCTCCCAAAATGTTCTTGTAACGTCAATAGTTCTTCGGAGAAAGACGTGAATATTATGACTTTTCCACCATTCTCTATTATATCCTCCGCCATTTCAATGGTGTGTGGAACCGCTTTTAATGCTATGAACTGTCTTAATAGGATTAGTTCAACCAAATCTCTGTCTGGTGTACCTTTTTTCTTTTCTTCAGCTCGTTTGATTATATATTCTTCCCATAAGCTCTCGTATTCAATATATTCGCTGGCGGATAGTTCGTGGTGTGTCGGTACGATTATCTTATCAGGCATATCAATTACCTCGTTTTTCATACGACGCATAAATACGTTCTTAATACGCACTGATAACTCATCCAAATTAGAACTACCATCCACCAACCATATTGTTTTGGTTTGACCAGATTTTAATTTACGCGTTATTTTTTTACCGTCACAATAACGTTTAACATAAAACTGCCAATTATCCGCCAATGGGTGGTCAATAATCTTCAATAGGTTATATAAGTCTTTTGGCCTGTTGGCAACAGGTGTACCTGTTAATAACCAAACATACTCCATTTTAAGTTTTTTAACCAAATCGGCAACGATTATACCTCGTATCGAATCATGGTTCTTAAGATAATGAGCCTCATCGACAATCATCAGATCGAATTGGCTGTCCACCATATCGGTTAAAACCACATCTGGTTTAACCCCTCTTTTAACCACCGTATGGAAGTTCTTTAGAATGTCATAGTTTATTATGGTGAACTTGGCTGGATTCCATTTTCGACCTGATATTATTGACGTGCCATATTCTTGTAGCATATGTATCTCACGCTCCCAATTTATTTTGGTTGAGGACGGGCATATGATAAGTATTTTTTTCGCTCCACTCTCAAGAGCCGCTATAATAGACGTCACGCTTTTTCCCAGGCCCATGTCTAGTGCCAATATACATTTTTTTCTACTTAATAGGAATTGAACACCTTCTTTTTGGTGTTGATAAGGGGTTCTACCTAAAATGTCTAAATCAATATATTTCTGAAAATCAACATTAACATCAATCGGTTCAAAATATGGGTCATCAAGTACTTGCGTCTTAGGTAACCAATATAATTCATAAGACGGTTGTTTCTGCGTCAGTTTTCCGTACACATGAAACGCTTTTTCATTCTCAGCCAATATGAAGCCGATATATATCCTTTCAGGTACGAATTTAAGGTTATACTTAGTTTGGAATTCCGTACCTAAATAAGAACTTATTCCAACAACTCTATCAACCTTAAACGGTTCCTTATCATGGTTCTCCAATATATAGGCTTCTTGGTTGGGAGTTAGGGTCAATTTACCCTTATCGATGAATTTAGCCTTCAGTTCTGATAAATAAGGATTCTTCCCAGAATATGAACTGAGTTTATCTATCGCGCCAACGCCTTTAAGGTCAGATAAGTTAATTGCCATATAATAAATATATGTCAATAATACTAAATAGTCAATAGAAACATAATAGACCTTGCGATATTTACTATAAAAAGCAATATTATGAGCAGACCTAATATCGTACCAATCACAAGAACCAGCAAATTCTTTTCTGGTAGGGATTTTGACCTAGAAATAAGGATGTCAAGAGAGTTTGTTGAAGGTGATGGTCATTTTAAAGTGGTTCTTTATCGCGTGGATAGAGATTTGACACCAAGCGACATATACAATGAGGCCAGAAAAGGTGAAGTTGTATATAAAACACCAGTTGAACTTTCCGTCATGCCACTCATAGCGGAACCAGAGAATAAGACATTTAACGGAAATGGTAGTTTAAGGGATCTTCAGGACGGAACGCTTTCATTCAGCGTTTACAACGCTCATCTTCAAGAACTGGATGTCGAGATATCTTATGGTGATTATATCGGTTACCCTGTAACTGAGACCGAAGTAAGATTTTTCAGTGTGGTCAATGACGGAATAAAGAATTATGACAACAAACACACTATTTACGGTTATAAGGGTGCATATAGAACCATAGTGTGTGCGCCTGTGGATTACAACGAATTTGACTCCCAATAATAGATGGCTCTGCCCAAAGGCTTTCGTAACGATATTAAGCTGGTCAACCCAAAAGTTGGTCTTGAGCGCAGACAAGAGATGGTTGATTTCTTGTCAGAGAAAAATACGTTCCTACCTAAAGGGGTACATTATAAGGATATCGACACAACTTTTATAGATTTCATAAAACAAGACCTTAAGATTGAGGTCGATGGTGAAGAAGTGCCTGTTATTTTCTTAACTATACAAAGATATTCTGAGTTCACGAAGACATGGAAATTCACAGATGAATATAAGAACATCAAACTACCGTTTATAACCATAGTCAGAAAACCTGACGTACAGGTCGGTACGAATTATGCTGGGTTGTATAACATACCAGGCAAACCACTATACACCTATTACAAAGTACCAACGAACGATGGCGCCAGAACTGGCGTTGACCTATATAAAGTTCCACAACCGACATCCGTAGATATCACGTATGAGGTAAGATTATTTACCAATAAAATGTCAGACCTGAATCTTTATAACGAGAAGATTCAAATCGCATTCAACGCCAGACAATATTACATATGGCCAAATGGTCACCCAATGCCCGTTACATTGGAAAGCGTTGGTGACGAGTCCAATATTGACGACTTTGAAAATCGTAGATTCTACGTGCAACCGTTTGAAATGCTATTGGCGGGTTATATTCTGGATGAGAATGACTTTGAGGTCATACCAACAATAAATCGTGCTATGGTGATGTCCGAAATAAGTGCGGACCCCGCTAAGGCCAGAACCTCTGAGAAGAATGTCAATACCAGAGGTCCAATTGTCGCGGTTCAAGGTAACGTGAGAGTGGTGAATACGATAGGTAATTTTATATCTACCGTACCGTGTAACGAACAGTATGTTGTACAGAATTCAACTATTTCAAATTCAGGTAATACTTATTCGGTATCGTTACCCGCCACAGTTAATTTATCATTACCTAACGTGACGCATTATGACGGATATGGTGAGCCAGTCATACTGCCAGCGATGGTCGGGTTCACCGCCAGAACGTGCGCCGATGCTAATTGGACGCTCGTGAATGACGGTGGTACTCAGCTGAATACTGGTTCTATACCTTCTGACGACTCTGATATAATCATAGCACCGAGTGCATCTCTGGTAGTAAATAGTGATATACTAGGTACCCCTATATATGCTGGCGTACCGTTCAATCTAACTGTAGAATTGGATGGTCAAGTCGCGTCATTTGGTTATGACGTGTCCACCAACACGATTCAGTTGACATCGGCCCCGTGCTTTTATTATGATGTGTTATCAGATTGGGTCAGCGGTGCGACTGGTAGCAGCATAAGTTATATGGCTTATGCATTAGAAGGTACATTAACTAGTGAGAATTGGACTATTACACGTATAACAATCACATTGGATGGTACTCAAATATCAGAAGAAGCTATTGGTCCGTGGGATGATAGATATATTTTAATATATACTTAATATTTATAATTAAATAATATAAAATGGAAACATATACAATGACATATACATATGCTGAAATAGCTGATGGTAAATGGGGTCTAAACCTTCGCATTTATCAAAGTAGTGACGGTGCTGAAGTTGCTAAGAAGTTAGCAATCTATGATACTGAAACAGGGTTGTTGGTCTATGTCGATGGAATAAAACTTCAATTGGAGTCAAACCCTAATCAAATACCTACACTATAATGGCTTGGTACAGAGCAATATCAACAGGAGTAGCCTCAACACTTGCAAGATGGGAGGTTAGTACAAATAGCGGTTCAACTTGGACGGCTGCATCAGTTCTTCCTACCGTAGTAGATGAAGTTTACCCAAACGGTTTTACCGTCACTTTAGATTATGACATCGTTGCCGATAAACTCATCAACAGAACCGCGTTAGGTGTAGCTGCTGGTGGCTCATTTCCTATCGGTGCAGCAAACACAATCACTGCCGACATTTACGGTGGAACTGTGTCTTGTGTGAGCTACAATGGAACAGCATTCAAAACCATTGTGGGTGACTTATTCGGTTCAATAACCACTGCTCTTGCCGCTGCGGTTGACAATACGTCAACAGGAACAATTTACATTGTAGGTAATGCTACTGGAGGATCTACGAACGGTACACCTGCAATTTACAATAGAAGTACTGGTATCATTCAAGTGGTAGGTGATTGTATCGGTGGAGCAAGTTCTAATACACCTGGTCTGTGGAACGGAGTTAATGCTGGCGGTGGTGGTAATTGTATAGTTGCAAGGTCGATAGCATCTTCGTCACACGCAGGAGTATTAAGTCAGGGCGCAGTCATCACTGTTGTCACAGCTATATCACACGTTAGTGTGACAGCGTTAAGAAGCAATAGCAGTGCTTCTTTTTATTGGGTGACTAATGCAATCTGCACTGGTGGGCAAATGATATGCGATGTAATGAATAGGGTGTTAATTCAACCTAATGGGTATTTTCAATTCCCTGATACAGCATCGAATTTTACCATCTATAATTCATTGACATCCCAAGGTCAAGCATCTGCATCTGATGTTCGTTCAGGTACTTCTTATGCCAACGGCACACTGACGGGTACCGCTGCAATACCACCTGCTGCATCTGTAGCGTTGAATGTACCCGTGGATAACACTGTAGGTAGTTATGTGTTAACAGTTGATACTAATGCCATAGTAAGTGGTGTTACAAGCGGTTTAACAGTTAGTTTACCACCTGTATTATCACAGCCATTAGCTGAGGACTTATTGACAGAAATATCAACTTCTTCAAACCCTGTCGCCGAAAGACTTAGAAATGTATCCACCGTTCAAACTACTGGGTCACAGTTGACAGCATTAACAATTTCTTAAGTTTTTTATTATTGAAAGGTTCTTTATGGCGGTTTCGCATATTTATATAAAAAGCTAATAATATTAAAATAAAAACCGATATCTAAATGCCAGCAAACAGTGTATTTGTAAGCCCAGGGGTGTTTACCTCAGAGACCGACTTAACGTTCGTTACCCGACAGATTGGTGTAACCACATTAGGTTTAGCAGGTGAAACCGTTAAAGGTCCCGCTTTCCAACCCGTTTTTGTTACAAACTATGACGAGTTCAAAGCGTTCTTTGGTGGTCAGAACCCCACTAAATTCAAAGCTACAGGTTATCCTCAATACGAATTACCGTATGTAGCCAAATCATACCTCACCCAATCAAACCAATTGTTTGTTACTAGGGTATTAGGATTTTCAGGTTATGACGCAGGTCCAGCTTGGGGTATCACTTTGGATGCCGCATTGGACCCATCGACCGTTACAACTGCATCCACAACAAGCTATTCTGGTTTCAGTGGTAACTCGCTTATCACGTTCTTTGTAAGCTCTGCTGGTACTCTGACTTATCAAAGTGCCGACCCTGTTGTACAAGGTCTGATTAATGACGGTCTTCTGACAACCCAATTGTCATTCTTGGCTTCAGCCGATCCTGGCGATTCGGCAAATATTCCAGCTACCTACTTATTAACTCAAACCAATAACGTATTTTCTGGTGCATCATTTAATTTAGTTGTTACTAGTACCAATCCAACACCCATTCCGACTGGAGCTACGGCTTATACTGGTTATACATCAGGTGTTACCATTAGTCTGACAGGTACTGGTTATACAGACGTTGAGAATAAAATTGTAGCATTACTACGTTCACGTGGTGAATACTTCGGAACACAACAAATTACATTTGAAGTGACTGGTAGCTCTAGCTCTAACGCTACATTTGTTGAATTCGCTTCAGCACCAACTACCGCTAACAATGACCCATACGGTGATTTTGCTCTGTCTGGTAACGCATTCACTTTAGGTAACTTCAATTACAATTGTTCATTCGACCCTTCTAAACAGAATTACATTACAAGAGTGTTGGGTAGGTCTGAGAAAGACGGTAGAACCGCTTTGTTCGTTGAAGAGATTTATCAGAATATGTTGGCCAACGATGTGACTGACGGTAAGGTCAGAGCGATAAACTTAGTTAGCTTAACCGATTATTCCAGCGTTGCAGGTAAACCTTTCGATGACTATCTGCAAGAGTTCTCTCCAGCTGTTACACCATATGTGGTGTCAGAACTCAGAGGTTCTAATCTTCTTAGACTGTTCAGACTTTGGACTATTTCTGATGGTAACAGTGCTAACGAAGACATTAAGATTTCAATCACTAACATTAAACCTAGTGAGCGTGAATTCGATATCGAAATCCGTAGATTTAGCGATACTGACGCGAATAAATTCGTATTGGAGCGTTTCTCAAGACTTACTATGGACCCTAGTGGAAATAACTATATCGCAAGACGTATAGGTACATTGGATGGTGAATACGCTTCTAATTCCACGTATGTTCTTGTTGAAATGGATGATACATCTGACACCTCAACCGCTTTCCCAGCTGGTTTCGTAGGTTACCCACAAAGAGACTATAACCAAGTGTCTAATAACGTGGTATTCCCGAATATCACATATAAGAAGACATACGGCCCGTTTGAAAATAAACGCAGAGCTTTCTTAGGTCTGTCTAATATAGTTGGAATCGACCAAGACTTCTTTGATTATAAAGGTGTCCCCGATGTTAGTGGCCTTGATATGTGGACTGGTCTTACAAAAGGTTTCCACATGGATGTCAACGTAACTGGCGCTACCATTGATGGTGTTGAAATAGTTATTAACGCTTCAGGTGACACATATTCTCCAATATTCTTATTCGATACAGGTTGCTGCCCATTCCAAACAGAAGCTGGTATACAAGGTACGCCTTATGAAAAAATCTTCGCAAGAAAATTCACATTCGCACCTTATGGCGGTTTTGACGGATGGGATGTTTATAGAGATAGTAGAACCAATACCGACCCATACTTGATTAATGGAACCGCTGGTCAAGCAGGTCTGGCTCCTTCAGTAGGGGGTTTATCAACATTCAAAAACCGAGTATTAAGCAATGGTGATGAAGGTATCAACTCAGATTACTACGCTTACCTTGAGGCTATTTGGACGTTCAATAACCCTGAAGCTGTGAACATTAACGTGTTTGCCACGCCAGGCATTGATACCGATGCCAATACCAACCTCGTAGAAGAGACAATCGAAATGGTTGAACAAGATAGAGCTGACTCTTGGTACATCGTAACCACACCTGACGTTAACGCCTCTGGTGAGATTCTGCCAGCAGATGAGATTGTTGATCGTTTGGATGGTCTTTATGATTCAAACTACACATCAACTTACTATCCTTGGATTCAAGTTAACGACACCGAAAACAATGTCTATATTTGGTTACCACCTACTAGAGATGTTGTTAGGAACACCGCTCTTACCGATAATATCGCATTCCCATGGTTCGCAGTAGCTGGTATACAGAGAGGTAACGTTGACGCAATCAAAGCACGTAAGAAACTTACCTTGGCTGAAAGAGATATCCTTTATGCTGGTAGAGTTAACCCAGTGACCACTTTCGCTTCAGAAGGTATCAAAATCTGGGGTAATAAAACCATGCAAGTTAGAGAATCTGCACTCGATAGAGTTAACGTAAGACGTCTGCTGTTGCAAGCACGTAAACTTATCTCTGCGGTATCTATTAGGTTGCTGTTCGAACAGAATGATGATGTGGTTAGAAACCAGTTCTTAAGCTTGGTTAACCCAATACTCGATAACATCAGATCTGAAAGAGGTCTTACGGACTTCAGAGTGGTTCTGACCGATACACCTGAATCAATTGATAGAAATGAGCTTAATGGTAGAATATTTATTAAACCAACGCGCTCTCTCGAATTTATCAACATCGAATTCGTTGTAACACCGACTGGGGCTTCATTTGAGAATATCTAAAGAAACCCAAGTTCTTAAAAAGATTAAAGCCCAGATTATTCTGGGCTTTTTTCGTATGTTATAGTTCCGCAGTCGTATATTCGGTATATACCTCTGGATAACATTATTTCTCGTTCAGTTTTATCTGTAATGTCGAACCCTTCTTTTTTCAACATAGTTTTTCTATAGTTAAACCTATGTACTCGTTTATTATTAATAACGTACCAATAATTAGGCTTATTTACCCTTGTTTGTGTAAAACCTAATGTATCATATATGGACCCTTCACTCCATCTTCTATCCGCATAGCTGACCAACTTGATTCGACCGTATGTATTATAGAAGAATTTCAATAGTTTAGAAGCGCCACCTACCACTGATATATCGATTTTATTACAGAATCGGCTTAATTCATAATGCTCACCTGATGAACCGACGCCCAATCTAGGTTTATTGAAATGCATCGATGATACTATTTCACCTTTATGTGTCAAGCATATGTTTATACTGGATTTAACTGACCCTTGTAGGTGATTTTCATTTAAGAATGTATCCCGTTCGATGTTAGACATAACACGAAGTTCACAATTTCTTGCGTATATCTTATTATCGGTTAATCCCAATATGTTCTTTAACCGTGATTTAACCACATCTTTCTTATATTTCCACTCATCCTCGAATATATGGATAAGTCTGATATTTTTAGCTTCGCATAGATTGGTTTTGTTAATATGATAGTCATCGGGTTTATATAGTTCAGAATGCCAATATATTCCATCGAATTCTATTGCTATATTTTTTGATGGAATATATAAATCTAGTTCTAATGGGCCTATAAGATTTTTATCGTTTTCATAAACATCTAAGCCGATACTTTTTATATATTCTGTCACTTCAATTTGTGATAGATTGTATTTTTGACCACAGCTTGGGCAACCGTTACCTCTTATATGTGAATCAGGAACCTGCAAAAATGTGCCGTGTTCTGGACATATTATACTAACATGTTTTTTACAATTTATATATTCGACTTCAGAATAATCATATTTATCGCCATGTGTAATCTTAGACTCTTCAATAAATTGTGATATATCTTTGGTTTTTAATGAACTTAGTTTAACAAATTTACATTTTGGACATCCATGACCTATCAGATGGGCTGACGGAGATTGATTAAAATTTCCATGTATCGGGCATATTATAGTAACTTTATCAGCAGATTTAGCGTATTCTACTAATGAGTAATCATATTTCTTACCGTGAATATTTTTAAATTCTGATATTATAGCATCATTAGTTTTAAGCCTACCCACACATTTAGGACATCCATGACCTTTTAAGTGTGTGGTATAAGATTGGTTAAATTCACCGTGTTCAGGACATATTATGGTTAGTGGCGAATGATTATTGACGTATTCGATTTTTGAGTAATCGTATCTATTACCTTGGATTGACTTGAACTGTTCAACCACTTCTTCCGATATTTTATTCTTGCCCACACATTTAGGACAACCGCCACCGTCCAAATGTACACTTGCCAGTTGTTTAAAATCACCGTGTTTTGGGCATGTGATAATTACATTGGTGTTTTTATTAGTATATTCAGCTTTATCATATGAATATCTATCACCGTGTATCATTTTCGACTTAACTATAAAGTCATCGATAGTTAGTTTAAAATTTTTAGCACACTTAGGACAACCTTGTTTCCTATGGATGTGTTTTTCTAGTGACTGTTCAAACTCTCCGTGTTCCGAACAGATTATTTTAACCTTTGATTTGGAGCTAACATAATTAACTTTAGAGTAATCGTACTTATCGCCATGGATTTCTTTAGCTTTAACTATGAACGTTTCAGTATCATATGTTTTTTTAGATACCCTACTATCAATAGCGCATTTAGGACAACCTTGTCCGTTTGTGTGGTGTGATGCGAGTTGTTCAAACTCTCCGTGGTTTGGGCATAGTATTACAATCTTAGTACTAGCGTTATGATATTCTGATTTCGAATAGTCGTATTTATCACCGTGAACCTCCTTCGATTTGATTACGAACGTTTCTGTCGAGTCAATCCTTGGTGCTTGACATTTTGGACACCCATTCCACCCTCTTAGGTGGTTTGATGGGGTCTGTTTGAATGTTTGACCGTGTTCAGTACATATTATGTCAACTTCACTTGTGCTATTCATATAATTAATAGCACTATAATCATATTTATCGAGATATTTTTTTTTAGCTTTTTCGATAAAAGTTTCAGTTTTATTTTTTTTCATGTTTTTTTTTCCGTTACCACATATTTACTAACAAAGGTAATAATAAATATCATAAACTAAATAAAAAAATGAGCGACTTACTTATGAAAATGCCACTTCCTTACGAACCGAAAAGGAAAAATAGATTTTTGCTTAGATTCCCTTCTGAATTAGGTATACAAGAGTGGTGGTTGGCGTCAGCGGCAAGACCTACAATTACACAATCTGACGTTGAGATACCTTTCTTAAACACCTCAACATTCGTATTAGGTAGATTTGTATGGGAAACGATAGATGTCACATTCCGAGATGCTATCGCACCTTCAAGCGCGCAAGCTATCATGGAATGGGTCAGGTTAGGTTCTGAATCTGTAACAGGTAGACAAGGGTACGCTGTGGGTTATAAAAAAGATGTTGAGTTAGAGATGCTTGACCCTACTGGCGTGGTTATTGAGAAGTGGGTTTTGCAAGGAACTATGTTGACCACCGTTTCTTTTGGTGACCTGAGCATGGATGATGATGGTATTGCTGAAATCAACGCAACTTTAAGGTTCGACAGAGCCATCCTTCTTTGGTAATATTTAAATAATTTAATTTAAACGTAACATCATTCATATTTGGGTGATGTTACGTTTTTTTGTTATATTTGTGGTTATGGACTACATAGAATTCTTCACTGAAAATAACGCCAATGGTCTTAAGACCAAGGAGAAGTATATATCTGAATCATTTCCAGATATATACGGTAAAATCGTTTCGCATTGTGATTCTGATTGGTTTAAAGTTTTATCTTTCAAGGAGAAGATATGGTATTTCATGAACGGGGTGACTGATAGGGCAACTTGTTATCATTGCGGAGCTGATGTTAAATTCAAGGGTACATTAAATAAGGGTTATGGTAAGTTCTGTTCTTTGAGTTGCGCCAATGACAGTGGTATGTTGATTAAGCTACAGAAGGATTCGATAGTTAACAAGTACGGTGTAGATAGCACCAACCAGCTGGAGTCGGTTAAAGATAAGAAAAGACTATCCTATATCAAGAATTATGGTGTGGATAATCCTATGAAGTCGGATGCAATTAAAAAGAAATTCGCTGACACTATGATTTCAACACATGGTGTTGATAATCCTATGAAATCTGAGGCCGTTAGGGATAAGTTTATTGAAACTAGTATTGCTCGTTACGGCCATGTCAATCCTTTTCAGTCTGAAGAAGTGAAGGATAAGATAAAATCGACCAATAACAAACATTTAGGCGTTAATTATCCAACTCAATCTGAGTCGGTCAAGTCTAAATTGAAGGATATTCGCGTCATTAATCTTAAAGCGCGACACCCGTATATTTTAGCTGTAGACGGGAACATGCTTAAATGTGAATGTGACCGTTGTGGTTCAACGTATGAGATAAGTAGGGTGTTACTCAATGAGAGATATCGTGAAGGTTATTTATTATGTACTGAATGTAATCCAATTGGCTCTAATTCAGTCAGTGATGCTGAAAAAAAGCTGGTTGATCATATTAGGGGTCTTGGGGTTGATGTGGTTGAGAATGATACTGAATTGTTGTCTGGTATGGAGCTTGATATATACATACCTAGTCATAATTTAGCGATAGAATACAATGGGTTATATTGGCATTCTGAGTTGTATAAGTCGAATGATTATCATTTGAATAAAACAAAACTATGTGAGGATAAGGGTGTTAGGCTAATACATATATTCGAAGACGAGTGGATGTTTAAACAAGATATCGTTAAATCCAGAATAAATAACATTTTGGGTGTGAATGATGTTAAGATATTCGCTAGAAAGTGTGAGATAAGAGAGGTTTCGGTGGCAGAAGCCAGATTATTTTTGGATACCAATCACATACAAGGGTTTGCAAAATCCAAGGTTAAATTGGGTCTGTACTTTAATGATGAATTGGTGTCGTTGATGACATTCGGTCACGGTAGGGTGCTTATGGGTGGTAAGGTTGATGAATGGGAGCTTGTGAGGTTTGCTAATCGCTTAAATACAAGTGTTGTCGGTGGTGCTAGCAGACTTCTTAAACACTTTATCAATAAGCATCAACCTAAGAATATCATAAGTTATGCCGATAAAAGGTGGAGTCAAGGCGAATTATATAAAGTACTTGGATTTGACCATATTCACGATAGCAAACCTAATTATTGGTATGTCATAAATAATACTAGGGAGTATCGTTTCAAGTATAGAAAAAGTGAGCTGATTAAAAACGGCTGTAGTAGTGAGTTAAGTGAGCGACAAATCATGTCTGATAACAAGAGATACCGCATATATGATTGCGGTAATATGAGGTTTCAGATGGCTCTTTACAATTGATGGTTTCCACATATCATTAAAAAAACCTTGTTTAAGGCTATTTAATGATATATACTATTGATTATGAATGAATATCGCTATTTAACGAAAAAACAGATATATGAGAACTTTGATGTTGAATATATCAGAAGACTTATAGCTTATACCGAGGCTAAGCACCCTATCAGAGTAAAAAATGTCGAAACTAAAGCTCTATTTGAAGAGTTTGGTGGTGAGCAACCTACTAATGTTCTGGTTGATGATATAAAACTCGACAACAAGTATAAAATAAATGAAGAGGCTACCATTGAGATTCCCAAAGCTCTATTTGAGGAAATGGTTAAATTCATGAATAATAATAAATCAAAGTAAAAAGATATGTCAGATATTAAACCAAATGTATTTCCAACTAAAGACGGTGCTGATAAGAAAGACCTTTATGTGACTCCAGCAACAACTGAGGCTGAGGCTAAGGCTGTTGAGGAGATGCGCAAGCGTACTGAGGCCCAGTTGGCTCAGATGAATAAGACTAAGGTTGATGTTCCGACACCAGCTGTCAGTGTCGTTGAGGAACCTAAAGATGTTCTATCGCCTTTGGCTGAACCTAAGTGGGGTGCGCCGTATGATTTGGTTCCTTTGCCATCTAAGGGTAAATTATATAAGGGTATCCGTGATGTTGTCAGGGTTTCTTATATGAGTGGTTCTGATGAGAATATTCTTACTTCACCTAATCTTCTTAAGAGTGGTAAATTCTTGGAGGTGTTAATCAGGAGAAATCTTTTGGAGGCCAATCTGGATTATCGTAAGTTGCATACTGGTGACAGGAATGCTCTTATGGTATGGTTGAGGTCCACGGCATTCGGTCACATGTATTCGATTTCCATTTATAATAGTAAAGGTGAAGTTGAGGATATTGAATTTGATTTGTCGACTTTGAAAACAATTGAGTTAACAGTTGACCCAGATGCGAATGGTCATTTTGAACATGTATGTCCAATTACAAAGGATGTAATTAAGTTCCAGTTCATTACAGTGGGTGATGAGGAGGATATTGAAGCCATGTTGGACGCTGATGTCGCTAACGGTGTTGAGGTCAACAATAGATCGACTTATACATTGCAGAGGCAAATTGTTTCGGTCAATGGTGTAAGCGACTATGAATATATTAAAACCTATGTTGATAATATGAGGGTCGGCGCAATTAAAGCGTTCAGAACCTATGTGAATAACATTGAGTCGGGCATAGACTTGAACGTGCAAATTCGGACAAGTGGGGGTGAGTCCATTACTACCTTTCTTCCCATTAACGTCAACTTTTTTTGGCCTGACATCTGATTACAGGGCTTGGTGGGAGGAGGAGTTATTCGTCTGTAGAAAACATATTGGTTGGTCCTATGATGATTTGATGAGAATGCCGATTAATAGTAGGCGTTATCAGATACACTTGTTAAAGAACGAGAATAAGGCCAGAGATGAACATTATCAAGAGAAGCTTGATGAGGTCAGGTCCAAATCGACAGGTACCAGAACGAGAAGGGTTTCTGGGGATGAACTTAAAGCCAAGATAAAACGGGGCGAGGTTGATTAAATATGTTAGAATGCATATTTATCTATAAACCAATTCTGTTGTCATGAAGATTTTTATAACTGAATCCCAATTCAAACGAATTATTGAGGCTGTTGATCTTAATGGCTCATTCACGAAATTAAAGGTGGGTGATATATTGGTATTGAGTATTTCCAGTGATAAGGGTGATTTTGACTATAAGTTCAAAGTCGTAAAAGATATGGGTGATAGTTGGATGCTATCCAATTTCAATGTTGGCAGTGTTAATACTGGTTTTGATTTCTATGTTAAGAAAAACGAGAATATTAACGATGCTAAGGTGGTTATGGTCAAGGTCAGTAAGAAGGATAAATCACGTAAGGAGTTAAATGCAACGATAAAAAATATTAAGTCTGCAAAAATCGGTGATGATGTTTTGGATTTGGCTAAAATTGAGAAATCATATGATGCTGCTCTTATTAAAATTGAAAAGGCTGAGCCGAATATAGATAACGAATCGGCTCATAATAAGGCCGTGGCCGTGATTAAGAATCAATTCGGTGACATACCAGAGGTTGAGATTATCGATAATGCTGGTTATGGTAGGGTTAATAGAGGTGGAAAAAGCGGTAATCTTAACCCTGAAGATACTGAATTTACAGATGTTCCTAAAGATTTTACCATAGATACTATAAAATCTAAATTCGTAGAGGGTTCAGGTGTAAAACTAACATTGAAAAATGGCGATGAGTTGGATTTTAATGTAATTTCAGGTAGTGGTGATGCTTTTATGATTGAATTGATTAAAACTAAGAGTGAAGAATATAATGAATATGAGGAAGTTCAGTTTAATGTAAAATTAAATCCAGATAATATAGAACTAAGTCCAGACGGAGAATATTTCAATATGAATATATCTATTGCAACAACAACGGCCACTACTAGACCTGTTGTAATAAAATATATTGTGAATATTGATAAAACAAAAAAATTCGATGACGATGTTGAGTTAAGTAAAAAGAATTTGTTAAGAATTATCATGGGTGACCCCGTACTTAAAAATGCTTTTGCCAATACACCTACGTTAATGGGTTTAATTAATATTGGTGATGTAAGGGGTATATCAAAAGCATACGACATACTAAATAGAACTGGGTTCAACGTTGACGATTCAGATGACGACGGGGGTAAAAATCAGAATTTTGCTGATAAATTCTCAAGCGGTTACAAGGTTGAAATATACTTAGAGAATCGTGTAAAGTTCACGCAAGGTAATGCTATAGATGGCGGTAAAAAGGTAGTTGGTGTAACAAAAAGCGGTAGAAAAGTAACATTGACTGATGAAGACAATAATACTTATGGTTTAGTGGAGGAATTACCAAATGATAAGTATGTAGTAAATGTTAAACGACCAAAAAATAATAATCGAGAAAAAACGACAATTAAAGTTTTGGACTATAAATATAAAAGAGGTTAAGTTTAGTGGATAATGCCAATTAATCAAAACCAATTAGACGCTATAAATAAAAGTTTGCTAGAAATGGCAAACTTAAAGAATAAGATTTCCTCAGATTTTAAATCTTATCTAGACAGCGTTAAGCAGTTAGCTGTACTACAAGAGAACATAAAATACCTTGAAGATAATATAGGTAAATTAACTCAAAAAACAGCAGATGCTCTAGCTGAAAAAAACAGGTTACAAACTAATTTTAATAATGCGGTAGCATCTGGTATACAACAAGATATAGATGCAGCTAAAGCCGCATTAAAAGCAGGTAAGGAGGCACATAAAGCAGCTAAATTAACTGAAAAGGATAACATAAACAAATTAAACTCATTAAGAGAGGAAAAAGATTTATTAGCTGGTATAGTCAAAGAAGCTAATTTAGCTAATTTAGCGTATGTTGAAACGGGTAAGATTTGGAACAAATTACCTGGCTTAGCTAAAAGTTTTTATCGAGAAATTAGAGATTTAGCTGCGGTTCAGATGTCCAAGGACATTAAACAAGCTGAACTCAGTATGGGTATATTGGGTAAACAGTCCCAATACTTCTCCAAAGGTATCTCTAAAGCATCAGAAAGTACCATACAATTAGGTTTCGGTATCAGCGATATTGCTAAATCGCAAGCCGATTATTCTGAAGAGATAGGTAGGTCATCCATGATGACTGAGCTTGGTATGCAAGCTATGGCTGAAATGGCCAAAGGTACAACGTTGGGTGTCGAAGGAGCTGCCTCTATGGCGGCTGATATGGAGAGATTCGGGGTCAGCGTTGAGGGGTCAAGGGATTTGGTTCAAGAGACCGTTGACATAGCCGCTAAGATGGGTGTCAACTCTACCAAAGCTATAAAGGAGCTTACCAAGAACCTTAAAGTAGCTCAGACCTTCCATTTTAAGGGTGGCATCAGGGGAATGGCTGAAATGGCCTCATATGCGGCCAAAATGAAGGTTGATTTGAATGGATTAACTGGTATGGCTGATAAGGTCTTCAGACCAGAAGGGGCTGTTGAGATGTCGGCCAGATTGCAGACTATGGGCGGGGCGTTTGCTCGACTTGGGAATCCGTTTGAATTGATGTTCAAAGCAAGGAACGACTTTGCCGCGTTCACAAAGGATGTGGCCAGTGCGACAGCCGAATTGGCCCAGTTCAACGAATCATCTGGTGAATTTGAGATAAGTGGATTGCAGTTGGATAGATTAAGAGAGATTGCCACCATAACGGGAATCGGTGCCGATCAATTATCAGAGATGGCAAAAGCTGGAGCTAAGTTCAATCGTATAAAATCATTAATACCAGGTACGTTTAACGAAGAGGACCAAGAATTGATATCTTCGTTGGCTGAAATGAAAGATGGCCAATATAAGGTACGGATTGACGGTCAGGACTTGATGTTAAACGAAATAAGCCAATTACAATTAGAGACGTTCAAAAAACAAAAGGGTGATTTGGCCGAAAGGGCTAAACAAGCTCAAACATTCGATGATGCGTTCACCAATCTGGTAAACCAGTTCAAATCGGTGTTATTACCATTTGTCGAAGAGCTTAATAAATACTTTGTACCAGCATTGATTGATTTTACCAAGAAGTTAATTGATGAAGGTTGGATAGATAAAATGAAAAGTATTGCAGCCGATGTCGGTAAACTGGTTGTCGGCATCGGAAAATTTGCGACGACAATTATTGACACTTTTGGGGTTGGTGGTACCGTGTTAGCAGCTGCATTAACAACGGCTGTGCTTAATGGCGCAAAATGGTATGCTCAAGGTGTACAGCTAGGGTTAGGCTTTAATACCGTAGCCAGAGCTGGTGGTGGTAACTCTGGTCCACTCGGTACTAATATCGGGCCAGGTGCGAAATCGATTAAGGGTATCGGAGGTAATATTATGAGGGCTGGTGCAACTAAGTCAGTGATTGGTGGTGGTATATTGAGTGGTATAATTTCTGGCGGTATGGAATATAGCGAACAAAAGGAAAAGGGTAAAAGTGAATCAAGCGCGATTGGTCGTGGGGCGTTAAAAGCTGCTGGATCTGGTATCGGTGCTTGGGGTGGGGCGGCAACAGGCGCGGCGTTAGGTGCAATGGCTGGTCCGTTAGGTGTACCTATCGGTGCGCTAATAGGCGGTGGATTAGGTGCCATTGGTGGTGGCTATCTAACCGATCTCGACACTTACGGTGTTGATGACGCAGTTGTCAAGTTCAATCCACAGGATAAAATTGTATCAATGAGTGATGGAATGGTTGCATCTACCAACAAAGGAAAAATTGATGACCTTGTTGGCGGTGGTGGCGCTATGAAATCACAGAAAATTGAGTTTGGAAAGCTAGAGATATCAGGTACTATAAAGTTAGAAATGCCTGGCAATCTTGTGTCTTCAATTGACTTGGCCAATGAACCAGAATTTGTCAGAAAACTATCAACTTTAATATCACAACAGACAAGAATTAACTTATCTGGAGGTAAATTGTCGCCAAATCCATATTAACTTTTAGCTTGTTGAAAAAAAAATGAGTCATCACTGTTGACTTTCGGTTTTTTATCAGTAACTTTGTGTTGTCTCAAGGGGGGATAAGGGGGGTCAGAGTATATATATATATTATAAATAATTATAATTAAATATATAATTAATATATTAATTAATTAATACATAACTATGGATAAAAATATTTTTAATGGGGGTTCTATGCCTTCTATCGAAGAAACGGTAATGTTATTGGATATTTTGAAACAGATGAAGAATCAATATCCAAATGACCAAGAGTTCGGAAAATTTGTTAGGTCATTTTTAAATAACTTAAAATAACTAAAAAATTTCATTCTGATATTTACAGCTATAGGATGTTAATTATCAGATGGGTTTATTAGATTCAGAATTAATAAAAGAAACTAGGGATAGGTTATTAAGACGTAACATAGTCTCAAAAACCGTTGAAAATAACGGTTTATCAAGTCTATTGTACAGTATAGGTAAACCTGCCGCTATAGATGGGATACCACCAAACATAATTGACAGTGAGGATTTAGAGGATATAGGTTCAACTGTACGTGATTTCCTTTTAGTTAAGAACAAATACATTGCAACACCAATAGAATATGAAAGAATTTCAATTGACACCACATCTACTGATATCACATCCCAATATCCAGACTATCTGGAGCGCATGGCAGGTTTGGTGGGAGGCAATCCTTCAAGTAACGCTAGCAGCGTCATCAATGGTGTTTTAGGTGGATTAGTACCAAAATACTCAGTAGGGGGTGGAAACCCTTTATTTGACGTAACATCGATACTAGGTGGTCGTAACCCAAGTAATGAGACCCCATTGGGAGTTATAGGCGCAAACCAATTAGGTTTTGCAATACAAGTAAATTCAGCATTCAATCTTTATGAAGAGACTATTGGTACGATAAACACCAATCCGATAAGTTTATTGATGGGAAACCCTATAGTATTCCCTAATTATAAAATCACGGTAGCTAAAGGTACTGGTGGGGTTATATTAGATTATGCTGAGAGGATATTAGGTTTCAACACTCCTGTTAGTCTGTTGGATAGTTCCTCATCCATATTCTATACTGAATCTGGTGATATAACCAACGTTATCAGGGCTAATAATATGTTAGCCAATACAGGTAAGGGTCAAGTCAGTGCTTTATTCTGGTTATTAAAAGAGAATAAAAAGTACAGGCCAGCATATAGAGATTCTAGAGACCCTAATGGTGGTGTTAACGGCGATTTATATGCGTTCCAATATGGCCAGAACGATAGTGACAAAGGATATATCATAGATATGTTAAATGGGCCTGATAATAACCCCATTTCCAAGAGTAACTATGACTTACAGAATATGGTCAGAGATTCTGGATTCAGAAGTATCAATGATATACCGAAAATAGATGATGCCACATACGGTGATGTTGACGGGCAGTTATATAGTGCCCAATCTGATTTTACATGGGAACCATATACACCATTACCATCAAACTTCAGTGAAAAATCAATATTGAGTAAAACAAAGCGATTGTTTGAATCAGGTAAACTTAATTGGAACACAATTGACCCAGCGATTATACAGTCAAAAACCGAAATTAATAGTGCTGTATACGATAAAAATGGTCAAGGGTACATGCCCAATGGTAGTGGTAGTATAAAATTCAACGGTATCACACCTGAATCCGACCCGCAGAAGATGTTTTTCAGGACGTTTAACAAGGTTAAACAGTATGATAGGGTAAAACGGTTACAGAAACATTCTGGAGTCAACCTAGACGCTGGTGTTAGCGTAAAAAAAGATGCCACGTTTTCAGTTTTGGATAATAACGGGTTTGTTAAAATCGCACCATATTCTGAAAATATAGTTCAACAATCATCATCGCAACTACCCTCAAGTGATGTTAAGAAATATATGTTCTCTATTGAAAACTTAGCTTGGCATGGTTATACCAGTAATCTGATACCAGAGGAGGTAGGTAATGGTGACCCGATAAGCGGTCGTAAAGGTAGAATAATGTGGTTCCCTCCTTATGATTTATCATTCACCGATAATACTTCTGTAAATTGGGAAAAGACTGATTTCATCGGTAGAGGTGAACCTATATACACATACAATAACACCACTAGAACTGGTAATCTACAGTTTAAGATAATAATTGACCACCCGTCTTACGTTAATAGTTTGAAGGGTGAGAGTGATGATTTGATAAATTCACTGTTCACAGGTGGATTTGAGGTTGATAAGCGCGTAATAAACCGATTGACGGCAGATGAACAAGCGGCCACAGATTTGGCGTTTAACCAAGCAATAGATAAAGTTAATAATACACCTCAATCTGAGCCAAGTTCGTTTAATATATATTTTCCTTTTGAAACGACCACACTACAAGGTATAAACTATGCTACTGGTGGTTACGAAAGCGGTTTATTACCACCACCGTTCTCACCACAGGAAGTGCCAAATCCGTCAAATCCTAATGGTAGCGGGTCTACATTTTCTTGGACTACCGATGGTGGTATCACATACATTACTGAAACTAATTTTGGTTTAAATTCTAATCTACCTGTCGCATTGAATGAATTGAACCAAAATAATTGGTACGACACATGTCCAGCTTGTAAAATAATAGTAACAAGCTATGGGCATTATTTAGAAGATATAGAAGAATTAGATAAAAGAAATAGTACTGTAAGAACTTGGTTTAACTTCTTTTATGGTTGGGATAATGATACGATAAACATAGATAAACGATATAGTTTAAAAATAGGCGGATTAGACTCAAACGCCACTACTTATAACCCTAATACTAGATATTCTAAAGAAAAAAGTTATACCACAATAGAATTTAAATGGAACGCTGAATTAGCTGAAGAATTAAATCCTAATACCACACCCAAGATAGCTGACCCATTAGGTGACACAAATGTGAGTAGAACCATAAATGAACGTATTAAGAGTCGATTCTATACTGAAGAAGGTTACTTCAGAAAACTTGAGCAAGAAGATAAGTTTGTTTATGATTCTTTGAGCCAAAAGATAGGTTTCTTCCACCCATCATTCCACTCAATAACTCCAGAGGGTTTCAACTCAAGGCTCACATTCTTACAACAATGTACAAGGCAAGGTCCAACGGTCTATCAGAAAGGCGATGAGAATGGTCCAACATTTGATTTGAATCGAGAATCTGACAGTTTGAGTCCAGATAACTTAGCTTTTGGTCAACCACCTGTATGTATACTCAGGTTGGGTGATTTCTATTATACCAAAATTATCATAGATTCGGTCAACTTCAGTTTTGACCCCTTGGTTTGGGATTTGAATCCAGAAGGCATAGGTGTGCAACCTATGATATGTACGGTAGACTTGAACTTTGCATTTATAGGAGGCTCCAGTCTACAAGGACCATTAAGCAAATTACAGAATGCTGTGACTTATAACTTCTTTGCCAATACTCAGACATATAGTCCACAATCTAATTATCCTTTTGATTATACAACCATAGTAGGTGGAGGTGATAGTTCGGTTAGTGTTAGTAACACTGGAATCGGTGGTGGCATATACCCAACAACAATTGTTACAGACACGACCCAGTCTTCCGATAAAGAGGGTATTGATGTGAATAACACTAATCAGTCCGAAACGGATCAAGCGAAACAAGCTGAGGTTGTTAATGGGCCAACAACACCACCCGTTAGTGAATCGACCACATTAAGCGATTTCGACCGTCTAACTATAACTAATGCGTTTTGGGAGGATGATGTGCTTAGATTTAACATCGGTAGACGAGACGGTACTGATAATTCAGCTTTGAGCAGGGGATACTCTTTAAAAATAAGTGTAAATAACTCCGTTGATTTAATAGGTTCCCCCACAATAAATTATAAGACTCAGGTTTTAAGCGCAACTGATTTGAATCAACAGTATTCGTTAGGAATACTCGATATGGTCGATACCACTATAATATCAAAAGATTATCCAGTTGGGTCAACTGACTTAACTGTACAATTTATTGATACTGATTATAAACTGACCTCAAAGATTCAACAATAGTAAATAATTAAAACCATGGCATATTTCGACAGATACGAGCAGTTCAGAGAAAACGGTACGGTTAAACCCGTGCCAGGTATTCAAATACCTATAATACCCACAGATAAAGCAATTGTTTATAAAACTGGCCAGACAAGACTTGATAAATTGAGTCAGAAGTATTATAATAATCCATATCATGGATTTTTGATAATGGCAGCGAACCCACAGTTTGGTGGTCTAGAGTTCAATATACCTGATAGGGCTGTTATACGAGTGCCTTTTCCGTTTGACAGTGCGATTGAAAGATATATAGGTGAAGTAGATAAATATAAGAATTTATACGGTTAATTTATGGCAAATAATGATGAGAATCAAGTTATATTGGTCAACCCAAACAACGCATTGGGCAAGAAAGGGTTACCTCTTGACTTCAAAACGTCTCAACCAGATGACTTGACGATTTATGTTGAACTTACGACTCAAAAAAGAAGTAGGAGTAAAATTGTCGATGAAGGTAATCGCGGATTCAACGAAAACATTGACGGGAGTAAAGGTAAAATAAATTTCATATCTGGAAGTGACTTCGATGGTAAAAACAAATCTTTAACCACTAGTTATACCGATATATCTTCAGCATCATTAAAATCTAATGGTGAAGACTTAGAAGGTTTCGGAATTGAGTCAATTGATATTACTTTTGATACCGCGTATACGCCTTTGATAAAAATCAAATTTGTCGATGTAAGAGGCGGTATGTTTCAGAGGGGTAATGACTCAAAATACTCCGTATTTTTCGAACTACCCTATCCATTATTCAATCTTAAGGTTAAAGGTTACTACGGTAGGACGGTCTCATATTGTTTACATTTAGTAAAGTGGAATGCGTTATTTAATTCTAACACAGGTAATTTTGAAATTGACGCAGAATTCATTGGATATACCTTCGCAATACTCACAGATTTACTTATAGGTTATTTAAGAGCCATTCCGTATGTTAGAGGTGACGGTGACAATGCTTTCAAAAGTGTGAAAGATAGGTATGAAGCTGATTTAATTTCATCGGGTGATTTAGCTGGTAATCAAGTTATAACGATTGACGATATGTTCAGAATCATATCTGATTTTCAGTCAAACCTGAATGCTATTAACAAGAACTCTGATGCTTTTAGAAAGTTGGTTAACGTTAAAAAATCCGTAGACGCTATCAATAATATAAAAAAACGAAACAGTGAATTTCTTTTTGAGTTACAAAAAGAAAACAACAACATACCCGCTAACTCTGTTGGTGGTAGTACTATAAGTTCGATTCTTTTTGTTAAAAATTCTAGCGATGATTATAACAATTATGTTAATGATATGTCAACACTAATCGGTGAACTAGAAAATTTTGTTTCTGGCATAAGCCAAGTTCAGAAAAACTTGTTAAAAGATGCAATTGTTACTGATAAAATACTAATATCAGATTTATTTGATGCTGGTAGTACGCCAGATAACGTAATTCTAGTTAACAACCCTTCTGAAGTTATAGTAAATAAAGTGATTACGTCTAACACCAAGTATGATGTTAATGATTCAAGTGATGCCAATAGATTAAGAAATATCATTAAAAGTATAGAAGAGGGTATATATAAAAACCCTAGTAACCTAAAGTTATCAGAAACAGGATTCTACGTTTATGATTTTTATAAGTTTGATAAAACGATAAACAATGTAATCGACATTAATAGTAAGGTGCAGTCGAATCTGATTGTACAATACCAAGAAGAACTTAGAGGTAAATTAAAAACCGTTTATGATTTTAATCCTTCAGTACAGAATATAATCAGAATATTGATGGCTTCGGCTGAAACATTTTTAATTGCGGTTCAGAAAGTTGCAGAAAGGGCGAGTAAAAATGATTTAAGAAGAGAAACCTTAAAAAATATATTAACTGTTAATAGAAACGATGGATTATCGGATATACCTTTATCTGATGACACCATATACCCTTTTCCGTTATATGTGGAGAAAGTAACTGAAGGTAGCAAATCACAATTAGAGGAGGCTTGGATTGGTGGTAATCAAAAAATTGATACGGCTGTAGTGGATGAGATAGAATTTACTGAAAAGTTATTAGTCCAATTAGTGGAAAGAAAGGTCGCTGATATTAATAGAGAAGTCGATTTCGATAACTCTTCGTCTTGGTTTAGTGTGAACCCGTTAGATTCGAATATTTTTTTAAGCAGCCAGAACCCCTATTTCAAACTAAATAGAACTGCTAATAGCCCTGATGAATACATGAGGTTATTGATGTATAGAACTTTCACATATTTGGGCTTAACAAACCCGTATGATAAGCTTTTAGATGAAAACTCGCTAAAGTATATGGCATATGTTGAAGCTAACAATTTGTTTTACGGGTTCCCTAAAGCTGATTACAATACAGCAACGGTAAAAACTAAAACTAGTTTATATGATAACTATAAAGATGCAGATTCTATAATAAATCATTGGTTAACTGGTTCTGATAAGATAAAAAACATATACGGTAGGTCTGAAAAAATACCATATATCAACAAAAATACGGATGGATATGTATATGACTATGTTAGACAAGTTGTCGGAACCTCTGGTGATAGTGTATCATATATACCGATTTCTGGTGAGTATTCAGGCCAAGTGTTCTTTGATGGAGCTAAAATTAAGACGCCAGCAGAATTAAGGTCGATTGATAATATCGATTTCTTAGGTAATTATATAAATTGTTCTGGTTCAACTGGCGTTAAAACGAATGATAATGCTAAATATCTGGAAATTATACCGTATGCGAGGTATACGACTTTAGGCTCAAGCTTTGAGTTACCTACTAGCCGATTAGGTGATTTGGTGGCTGAAGATAGTGATTACAATAAGAACATAAAAGGTAAGAAAATTGAGCAATCGAGCTTAAATACTGATAACGCGACTACTACATTCGATACGCTTTCATATGAGTTTTACAGTAATCAGTTTTTTAACATTAAATCCGATGAGCAACGATTACAAGAGATTGAAAGCGTTAATGAGTCTGATTTGTCTGCTGCATTCATACTTAATACCAATAAAGGTACTAGGTTAGGTTTGGCGAATAAAGATGATGGCCAAAATGTCAAATACTATAATGGTATTATTAATCAGTCGAATGTTGATATCATATTAAAAACGGTATCGTTCGTATCTAATAATGATTACAATGATGGTGTACCACCAGAAATAAGTTTATTCGGTAGCCCTTTATATTATGCTCAGAATGCTATACAAGATGAAGAAGTAAGAAATTATGCTAAGGCTTATCTTTTTTTGAATACACTACCGTTAACTGGTTTATATGGCGATAGAGACAAAATAAAAACTGGTAGCAACCTATTTTTTGGTACAACTATAGAGGAAGATTTAAAAAATTTCACATTATTCAACGATTTTGATAATACCCCAACTAAACTATTAAAAAGTATTTTCACTAAGAACGCAGGGTTCATTAAATCCCCATCACTTTGGTTGGCGTGGTTAGGTTCAATAATTTGGCGGTATGAAGAAGCTATTGGTAATGCGGACCCGATTAAGAAAAAAGGTGTAGTAGATGGCCAACCAACCAGTTTAGTGCTAGCGAGGAAAAAAGAAAATAAAAGACACCCTATAATGCCCGACCACACTGAATTATTTCACACTAGTAAACCATATTTGTCAAATAGTGCGTCCATGGTGTTTAACCTAGACTCAAGTGCTAAAGATACCGATGGTAATTTAAATGATTGGGGATATGTAAAAATAGATAAAGCTATATTAGGTCTACCTGAACAAGCTAAGGATATATTAATTAGCTTTTTCGAAGTTTGGGCGGAAAAGGAGTTTGAATCAGTTAAACAAGAATATCAACTATTCAACGATAGCTTTATTAACTTTACTCTAACGACCGCAGGTAGTGTTGAAATGCGACCATGGCTAGATTATCTTGAAGGGCTTATAGCACAAAATACAACCACAGGGACTACAACGAATTTTGATAGTACTAACATAATTTCATCAGGTAACCTAGTAATACCAGGTTCTGTAAATAGTTCAGCTGCAAAAAATACTTCTGATGACCTTACTACGGGTATAGTACAAGGCGGTTTCGATTATAACGAGGATACATTTTTCTTACCGTATATAAACATAAAATTAGATGGGGATGCGACCAATGGAGGTAACCAGTTAATCAGACGCTTATTCAGCGATATTTCTGTGATAGTTAATTTTACACCAAGAACATTCAAATATGTGAAAGATGCTCAATATAAACGAGATGACATATCGGTAACCGAAGCGAGCCTTAAAAAATATTTAGACTACTTAATTCAGCAGTATCGGAAGTTATACGAGGCTGAACAAGTCGCTGAAGTAGACACATCAGCGAGAGACGCCATATTCGGTTCGTCAAATCTTACATTCATCAAACTAAATATATACAGGCACTTAAAGGCTATCCACGATAAATGGATTACCAACTATGATGAAGCCTCACTACTATCACCGTGTGGCGATGGTGGTTCGAATAACCTAATTGACAGATTCTTATTTATCGATAAGAATTGGGAGGAAATAGGTAACGAATTTATAGTAAACCCTTTTGACGTAGAAGAATTGTTGAGAAATAAATTGAATCAGACTATGTATGATGTATTAAGTAACATCTTCTCAAGAAACAACTTTAATTTTATACCGCTACCCAACTATGTTGAATATAATGACCCTGAATCGATGGAACAAAACATATTCAAACCGTACCCCTATATAGACATGGTTAAAAGCGATGGCGCCAACGGAACAGTCGGTCCTAAATTCATATGTATGTATATCGGACAGCGCTCCACTCATTTAGATATAAAAAATTCACAATTCAAGAACGATGGGTTCGATTTGAATAACGTTCAAGATTTAATAAAAAAAGGTGGAAGTAAACCTATACCTGCATTTGAAGTCAACTATGGTAGTCAGAATCAGAATTATTTCAAAGACCTAAAATTAGACCAAAGAGAATTCGTTGAAACTGAGGAGTCGTTGAACATTATTGACCGTATAAGTGACACTGGTGATAAGAATAAATCAACATTTGCTAGTCAGAATCTGTTTAATGTATATCAGACTAGATCATATAGTGCGGAAGTGACCGCATTGGGTATGCCATTGATTCAACCGATGATGTATTTCCAATTGAATAACATACCTATGTTCAGAGGTGCATATGTCATAATAAACACATCACACACCATAAAACCCAATCATATGACAACTTCATTCAAAGGGGTTAGGGTTAAAAGAGAAAATACACCGATAAATAAACAAGTTATCGCCATTAAAGACTTGAATATTGAGTCTAGTAATATCGCTGGGTTGAAATATGAATTAAACGATAAAATATATACCGATGGTCCGATAGTTGAGACCAACCGAGGCGGCACTTATGATACTACGCCATCAGTAGACATTGAGGCAACTAAGAACTTCTACCTGTCTGGATTTAAAGCTAGAATCGAGCAATTGGATAGAAACCCAAGAGTGTACGACTTTAGTAGGCCGTCCAACACTAAGAAAAACGGTATAAACATGTCATTTAATGAGATTTTCGAGGAAGTGTCTAAAAATACGGGTTTTGATGTTGACGTGATAAAAGTGATTGCTATAATGGAGTCCAACGGCGGATTGAACAAGGGTAAAATTTCTAACGGTATGAATTCCTCTGGATTCGTAGGATTAATGCAGTTTGGTCGACCAGCGACAGTTGACGTAACGGATCGAATAAATGCTTATTTGAGGACTAAAATCAACCTTAATGAATACGTTTTTTTTGGTAACCTGAGTGATGATGGTGCTATAATTTACCCACCTAGCACCAATGGTAGCACATCTGGGCCTTGGCCTAAAACACAATCAAACGACAGGACTGTAAACTCGATGTTTGATGATTATATTAGTACGTTGGCGGGTGTTTATTATGCTATCAAATACATCAACGGCCCCTTAGACAACCCCATTAAAATTTACCTTACGCACCAACAAGGTTCTGGCGGTCTAAGTTACATTTTAAGAAACCCTGATAGTGATATCAATATTGATTCTGGCGATACAAATATCGATAGAATTAAAGAAGGACAGAAAGGTAACCTACCGCCAGGCGCAAAAACCGCAAGACAAAACCAAGAGTGGTACGGTGGTTGGGCTGGTAATGTTGAAGCTGCCGCCTATAAAGTAAATCCGAATTATGTTAGTAAGTATAGTTCAAGCGAATTTAATAATGCCAAGGTTTAATGACTATTATATAAAAACAGTATCTTTGCAACATGACTATAGGTTACATAATATCTGATGACCCTAGACCAATCGGTCAATGGTTCGAAGTCGTACCCTATACTGACTACAATGAATCCAAACACAAACCTTGCTTATTCATTGGGATTGAGCGATTGTCAGAATTCTTGAACCAAAAAGTCGATGTCGTCAACAGAAGGTTAAGTGATGATAGGTTGTATACGTTCACTAAATACGAATACAGAAAATATTACGAGGATGACCTATACGAATTCAAGAAACGATGCTATGAATCGTTGGTGAATGACATCTCATATTATTTTGTTGACCCACTATTACTATCTGAGGAAAAATACGCTGTCATGATGAAGAGATGTCTGGATAGAAAAACTAATATGACCATAATGACGTATGGTGATATGTACTACGCATCGGTTGATAAGACAATATTAGGCTTCAATAAAAACTTTCAAGGATTCGTACCGACAATCGATTCTGATTTGGACACTTTAATCGCGGAAGCTAAACGAATATTCAGTGGTGAAGACTTAATACTACAATATTCAGAACATTTAGATATGTTAGGCGGTGAAATAAAATTTCTTCCGTATATTTGTTCTCTGAACGAAAATTGATACTTTTTCCGAGTACGCCATATTTATATTAAAACAGTATATTATGACTAATAAGAAAAATATTGTAACGACATTGGATGAATTTCTGTTTCAGGAAGAACAAACTAATTTAAACAAATTAGAATGCAAAGACGATGTCTGTATCATAAAGAACGATAAAGACCTTGTAGAAGTGGTCGGAAAACGTATAATTACACAGGACGGCAGACAACTACTCACTTAAGATGAAGAAGAGCGTTAAACAGATATTGGCTGAAGAAGCTAAAAGATTCAGACAGTTGTCAGAATATTCGTTTATTGGCATAAACGAAGCTGACGATGAGGTTGAAGACGCTGAAGGAGGTGACCTAGAGGCAGAATTGGATACGTTGGGTGCTGAGCTTCAAGACAAAGCACCCGAATCTGGAGATGATTCTGAATTTGGTAGTGCCATCCCAGATGCCGAAGATGAACCTGAAACCGAAGCTCCTGAAGCTGCTGATGACATGGCTGCCGACCCGATGATGGACTCTGGAGATGAGGTCGAAGTGGATGTTACCGATTTGGTTAACACCTCTAATGAACTTAAAACCTCTTCTATTGAGACAAATCAAAAGATGGCCGACCTGATAGATAAATTCAATTCATTATCAGACCAGATAACCAAAATGTCAAAATTGGGTCAGAACATAGAAGTATTAGATAAAAAAATAAAGGACGTTGAGACTGAAATCGTTAGACGAAACCCAACTCCAACAGAAAAAATTGAAATGCGTTCATTGGACTCATTCCCATATAACATAAAACTTTCTGACTTCTGGTCAGATAACGTTGATAAATTATCAGTTGAACCAGAACAAGATAAACCAAAAGAATACGTTTTGACCAAAGCTGATGTTGATGATTATTCAGATTCAGACATTAGAAAAAGTTTTAACGAATTCGAAGAAGAAGATATTTGAACATTATTTTTTTAAACATCCAGTTGACAAGTTCTAATTTTTAAGGTACCTTTGAGAACTGTTAACTGACTACATAAATCAATTAACATAATAACATAATAACATAATCTAAAAAAAACATCAAAATGAGCGTTTTAGACAAAATCATTAAACAGTATTCGGAGTCTAGCTCGAATGCGACCTTTACGGAAAAAAGCTATGACATTAAAAATTATTTCACCACTTACTTGGCCGATGGCGTAAAGGAGGGAACACGACAAATTCGTATTTTACCTCCAGTAGAAGGTGACGACACCCCGTTTCAAGAAATGTGGGGGCATAAATTCAAAGTAGGAAAGGATTGGAAAACATTCCCATGTCTGAAAAAAGAAGAAAATTCGCCTTGTCCTTTCTGTGAAGCTAGGGAAATCTTACGTGCCGAAGGAACTGAACAAGCAAAAGAATCTGCAAAGAAATATAATGCACGTAGATTCTACGTAATCAGGGTTATCGACCGTGAGAAAGAAGGCGAAGGGGTTAAATTCTGGAGGATTCAAGAATCTTATGATAAGACAGGTACCTTCGATAAAATCGTATCGGCTTTCAAAGTTATGAAGCGAGATTTGTCAGACCCGAAGACTGGTATGGATTTGGTTCTGACTATTGCCAGAAACTCCAAAGGGTTCCCAATCGTACAGAATATCACACCAGTTGGTGAATCGGTTCTTAGTGAGAACGCTGAACTGATGAACACTTGGTTATCTGATACCCGTACTTGGAAGGACGTTTATGCAACCAAGCCTTATGAGTATTTGGAAATCGTGGTTAAAGGCGGTGAACCAGCTTATGACAAAAAATTGAACCGTTGGGTTGACAAAGTGGAACTGAGTGATGATAATTCAGGAGGCAACACTAGCGCTGACTCAGACGAACTAGGTTCGGAATTGACAATGGCTTCGGCTAAATCAGAAATGATGGTAAAGACCACCGTTAATGGTGTCGATGCCTCAGACGATGATGACGACCTGCCGTTCTAATTCATGAATCTTATATGGGGTGGTGAGGTCGATGTATCTCGCTACCCCATTTTTATAACAAAAAAATAAAAAAATACAATAATGGCAAAAAGAGTTAAACCTAGCACAGGTGCTGGGGAGGGTAAACCGTTCGATTTAGCATCGTTCAAAAAACAGAACAACTTAGATGTTGTAGTAAAAGATAAGGAATTAAGCTGGATTCCGTTGTCACCAGCTTTTCATGAGGCGGTAAAATTGCCAGGTGTTCCTCGCGGATATCTGGTATCGTTCAGAGGATATAGTAACACAGGTAAATCAACTGCAATCTATGAAACTGTAGCTGGCGCACAAAAGATAGGTGACCTACCAGTAATCATTGAAACTGAAGGTAACTGGAACTGGGAACACGCTAGAAACATCGGTGTACAATTTACTGAGGTGATTGATGAAGAAACGGGTGAAATTATCGACTACGAAGGCGACTTCATCTTTGTAAGCGGTGAAGACTTACTGAATAAGTACCGAAATTTCGACCACAGTTCAGGTAAAGAAGTTAATAAGGCTATGCGGTTTGAACCTGTAATCGAGGATATTTCTCTATTTATGACCGAACTTATGGACGCACAAGAAAACGGGCAACTACCAAGATCACTTGTGTTCTGCTGGGACTCTATCGGGTCGATTAACAGTTTTAGATCCGCAACATCCAAATCGAGTAATAATCAGTGGAACGCTGGCGCGATGGAGAGTGCGTTCAAGAGTATTAACAACCATAGAATACCATCATCACGTAAAGAGGGTAAGAAGTATACTAACACGTTCGTTGTGGTACAGAAGATTTGGTTGGATAACGAGAATAAAGTCGTTAAACACAAAGGAGGTGAAGCGTTCTTCTACTCACCACGACTGATTTTCCATTTTGGCGGAATCCTCACCCACTCAACAGCTAAACTTAAGGCCACGTCTGGAGGTGAAACATATCAGTTCGGTATCGAGACTAAAATAAAATGTGAGAAAAACCAAGTGAACGGAATTGAAGAACAAGGCGTAATCGCATCCACACCTCACGGATATTGGAACCCTGATAAGATTGAGGAATACAAAAAAATTCACCGACAGTTCATTCTAAGTAAACTAAACACATCGTATGATGATTTTGTTATCGAAAAGGAAGCTGTGAACGACTTGGACGGTGAGGATATGTCAGCTTGAAAATTAAATAATAACCTAATAACTAATAAATTAACATGAAAACACGTAACATTAAAATCACAGACAACTTTAACATCATTGAGCATAACATCGCTTACCAAGAAAAAGTGGAGAAATCGGTATCTGTACCGACCAACTTCATGGTTGTAATTGACACTAGCGGTAGCATGAGTAATGAACTACCTATGATTCGTAAGCAGCTTAAAAATAAGCTACCTAACCTATTAAAAGAGGGTGATACCATCACCATCATTTGGTTCTCAGGTAGAAATGAGGCTGGTATTCTAAAAGAAGAGGTTGAAATTAAAAACCTAACCAGCTTACAAGCGTTAAATGATTCGATTGATAAGTGGTTGAAACCCGTTGGATTGACAGCTTTTGCTAAACCGCTTAAATTGGTTAAGGAATCGGTAGACCGAATTCGGGCTAACCGTCCAAATACAGTGTTCGCATTACTATTCATGTCCGATGGTTACAACAACGACTGTTCTTGGTCTGATGTTAAAACTAATCTGATGACACTTCAAGATGATATTGTATCATCAACATTCATCGAGTACGGTCACTATGCTGATAGTGAGAAACTATCAGAAATGGCTGAACTTATGGGCGGTGAGAAGATATCGACCGCATCGTTCGATGAATACGACGTGTTATTTGATGGTAAAATAACTCAAACCTATAGTTCGGCTAAGAAAATCTCAGTACAATCACCTGTTAATGTTAACGACTTGGTATTTGACTTCGCGTTTACCGTTAACGATGCTAACGAGATTATCGCTTTCACTATCAATAATGGCGAAGTGTTGTGTTGGGACAATGTTGAAAAATTATACTTCTTTAGTAAATCTCAATTAGGTTCTTCCATGTCATTTGATGGGACTGATCAGAACGAGTTGTCTAGAGTATTGTATTCTGCAATATATCTGCTCACTGACAGAACACAAAATACTGAAGTCGAATTAATATATTCAGTTCTAGGCGACAAATACACGTTCGACATCTTTGTCAATTCTTTCGGTAAACAGAAACTGAATAATTATAAGAATCTGATTAAAGAGTGCGTTGTCGACGAGAAGAAAAGGTTCCTTTCAGGTCGAGTCGGTAACTTAGTTCTCGATGAACACGCATATTGCATGCTTGATTTGATCAATGACCTCACTGAGTTTGATGATAACGTCTTCTATCCATCACACGAGGATTTCAACTACAAGCGAATTGGTCAGAAGAAAGTGGCTAAACAAGTTGAAGTTATAACTGACGAAATTAAAGCTAAATTAGCCAATGCTACCACGGTAGAAGAATTGAGTTCGGTTGTTAAGGAACTCGAAAATAGTTCAATTGAAGGTGGCCCGTTAAAATTTGTTTATTCTGACCCAACAAAAGGTTGTTCTTTAACGAACTTAGTATGGAATGGTAGTAGGGCTAACCTATCAGTTACAGTGCGAAATGATGGATATGTGGTATTACCTAAGAACAAGTTCAACATTGAGAAAGTAGACACTTTCCAATACCGAAACTATACTCTGATTAAGGATGGTATACTTAACGTTAGTAAATTACCCGTAAAACTGAATCCTGTTACGTTATCTAAATTAAACGGTAAGGTGACAATTGAAAATGTGGATGAAAACGGTATAATGACTATTAATTTTAGTAATATCCCTGTAATTAATCGATCAATGGTCAAGGATATCTCAGCGAAACGCTTGGGTGAGTTGGAGTATGAATTGATAAGACTGCAAGCCAATAAAAAGGTTTACGATTATTACGATAAACTCTTATTTCCAAGACAATCCGAAGGATTGATTACCAAATACGGTAAAGACGGTGAAGAATTCTTAAAAGGTCTTGGGATTACAGACTATAACGGGTTTTCACCTAAGACAGAGTTGGTGGAGTCAACAGACTTTTACTATGCCGTGACATTGGATACTAAAATCAGCGGTTATTCTTCGCTACCTAAAGTGTCTGACGTGGAGGTTAAATTATTGAAGGATGATAACGCAGTACTGAAACCTACTGAACTTCTTTTAGCTGGTGCGATTAAAGACTATTTGAATCAGATTAATTCTGACATGTATAAGAGTCAAGACGATACTACCAAGGATAAGATGATATCTAATTGGTTGAAAGCCAGTCGTGATAAGTTCAATACGAAGCGTAAGGAAGTTATGCAAGAAATCGCTAAAATCAAATTCTCATTAATCTTGAGTAAGAAGTGGTTCAAAGAGTTCAAAAACTTTGATGACAACGCTCTCGATATTGATCTTGACGGAAAGAGTATCAACGTTAAATTTGTAATGGAAGAAGAAATGGTCAAAATCTGACCATTTCTTCACCCATTTAACCTCACTAAATCAATACCATGCCTAAATTACCGCCTAAGAATGGTTCTAGAATTGAAAGAAAAAATACCTTACTTATCGATGGAAATGCGCTATTCAAGCGAGGTTACTTAGGTAGCCACGATGCTTACACTAGAGACGGTGAACACATCGGTGGATTATACCAGTTCATAACCGTAACCAAGAAACTGATATCTGAGAACGTATACCATAACGTATATGTCTTCTGGGATGGCAGATTAAGCGGTAAACTTAGGTACGACATCTATAAAGATTATAAGTCGTCCAGAGGCAAGGATTACGTTAATGGGACTGAACCAGAGGACATGTCTGAGAAGCTGCAACAGTATATGGTTAAAGGTTATCTTTACCATTTATCAATAAAGCAACTTGAAGATGATGTGGTAGAGGCTGACGACTTCATAGCCTACTACTGTTTGACGAAATCTGACCACGAGGATATCACTATATGTACCAGTGACCGAGATTTATGTCAACTGATATCAAATGATATCCGTGTATATCTATGTGATAAGAAAATGTATGTGGGTGTGGATAACTATAACACTGTGTTTGAACACCATTACACTAACGTTGCGTTACTGAAAACTATAATCGGCGATAACTCTGACGACATTAAAGGTGTTAAAGGTGTAAAGGAGAAAACCCTACTAAAACACTTTCCCATTTTAAAAGAAAAAGGGGTATCTTTACATGAGATTATAGCTGAAGCTCAAAAATTGTCGGATAATAGGGTTGCGGAAGGAAAAAAACCTTTAAGCGCGCTCACCAACATATTAAATAGTGTTACCGATGGGGTTCAGGGTAAAAAGTTATATGAGATAAATGATGAATTAGTGAATTTACGTAAACCTAAACTGACAGAAGATGCAAAAGAGAGATTTTTAGCTATGAAAACCGAACCTGCGCCACAGGATGCGGACTTTAAAGAAGTCTACCAAATGGTAAAAAGAGATGGTCTGGATGAATTAATCAGAGAATATTATATGTCCGACTATTTCTTACAATTCAAAAAACTTAAAGATAGAAACAATTAATTTAAACAATAACACAATGGCAAATAACACAACAAAAACTTATTTCGAAGAATCGGATTTCGAATTTCTACTAACAATTAATGGTAACATCATCTGTAAACGTTATTTTGATGTGCATCAGTATGACCGAGATTTCTTAGCATTTCTCACGTCTACTAAGACATTCACAAATGAGGAACAGGCGGTATACTTAGACCATACTAAGTACATGATTGACGCCCTAACAGGGGTTAATGTTGGTCCGATGGGTAGTATGGGGATAATCCCTAGGTTCTTGAAGCGTAAGACCGAAGAGCATTTGTGGTCAACGTATAATCCGTACTTTGAGCAGACTCCAGCTGATTTTGACCGTAGGAACATTTATGATAATGAGGATTTCATCGGGTTTAAACTCAGATATAAGAACCGTGATATAGTGGAAAGTCAATTCAGTGGAAACTATTTTCCTACCAAAGTCAGGTACGAAATTAACATCAAAGATATTATCCCAACAATCGTAAAATCTATCCGAAAAAATCTTGCACTTAAATAATTTTAGGTATATTTACACTTACCCAACCATAGTTATATAAGATGAAAGTAGAGACAGGAAAAGATTTTGGATATTTAGATAGTGAATTTCAATACCGATTATTAAAGCAGATATTAGTTGACCGTAAATTTGCGGAGACCATCATAAGTATACTCAACCCAAGCTACTTTACGGTCGAGAATCTAAGGTTTATCGCGGCTGAAATACGTAACTCGTATGAGACTTTGGGGTCCATCCCCGATATCGGTAGTCTTAAGATAAGAATCCACGAGAAGTTCAAGGGTGAAACCAACAAGTTCGCTCTGGAAATAAAATTGGACACCTTAAATAAGGTCAGTGAATCCGATGCTAACGATCCTGATTACATAAAAGACCTATCCTTAAAATTCTGTAAGCAACAGGAACTATCTAGAGCAATATCTGAAATCCAAACGATTTTAGATAGAGGATATGTCGATGATTACGATAAAGCCTCTGACATCATACGTCAAGCTTTGGAGGTTGGCCAGAGTACCGAGGATGATACTTCAGTATTCGATGATATTGAATCGGTATTGGCGAAGGACTTCAGAGAACCGATTCCAACAGGTATACATCTGTTAGATCAGTACATGAACGGTGGCTTGGCCAAAGGTGAGTTAGGTATAATTCTGGCCGCTTTCGGTGTCGGCAAAACAACTGCGGTTACTAAAATAGCTAATACAGCTTTTAACGAAGGTAAGACCGTGATTCAAATCTTCTTTGAAGACCAACCCAACGTGATTAAACGTAAACATATATCCTGTTGGACTGGTATTGAACTGAATGAACTTGAGAATCATATTGATGAGGTTAAAGAAGTTGTTAAACAGAGAGAAGCCAGTGGGGGTACCTTGATACTTAAGAAGTTTCAGAGTGATACTACCACCATACCTAAAATCAAGAAGTATCTACAGAAGAAGATTTCTCAAGGAATCAAGCCTGATATCATACTACTGGATTATATCGATTGTGTCCAACCTTCAAAACGCTTCGATGATAATAACGTAGCTGAGGGTAACATTATGCGAGAATTCGAATCTATGTTATACGAGCTTGATATCGCTGGATGGACCTGCGTACAAGGTAATCGTAGCAGTATAAAATCTGAGATTGTTGAGTCTGACCAAATTGGTGGGTCTATTAAGAAAGGTCAAATCGGTCACTTCATAATGTCCATAGCCAAATCACTAGAACAGAAGGAGAACGGCAGAGCGAACGTGGCGATTCTGAAGTCCAGATTCGGAAAAGACGGTATAACATTCATGGACGTATTGTTTGATAATAAGACAATACAGATTGATATTTCAGATACCGCTTCGGCTCTTACTTTCACTCAGAAAAAACAAGTGGATGTTAAGAATGAACAAGACTACGTTAACCAAGTTCTAAGTAGAGCAAGACAACGCATTAATGATATTGATGAAATTTAATAATTAACTTAAACAAAAACTAAAATGTATTTAAATAGTAACGATTTAAAAAAACGGTATTCAATATTCCCAGTTACACACGGTGACCTGTGGGAAAAATATAAGAACGCGGAATCACAGACTTGGGTGGCCGAGGAAGTTGATTTGAGTAAGGATAAGTTCGATGAATTGAAAGATAATGAAAAGACTTATCTTAAAAACATCTTAGCTTTCTTTGCGATTTCTGACGGGTTGGTCATAGATAATCTAGCAACAAACTTCCTAAATGAAGTTGAAATCCTTGAAGCGCAATATTTCTACGGACATCAGACTTTTATCGAACAAGTCCACGCTAACGGTTATTCATTGTTGATTGAAACCTATATCAAAGACCTTGAAGAACGCGAGGCCCTGTTCAACTCAATGGAAACCAACCCAGCAGTAAATAAGAAAGCCTCTTGGGCTGAAAATTGGATTAGCCATCCGTCATTCGCCCATAGATTGGTCGCATTCGCCTGTGTTGAGGGAATATCTTTCGCTAGTGTGTTCGCAGGTGTATTCTGGTATCGTAGTCGGAATAAAATGACGGGTTTGGCTGCGATGAATGAATTGATTTTAAGAGATGAGACGACACATTATGAGTTTGCTTTGAATCTCTATAAGAACTACTTGAAGAATGATTACAAACTTTCCTTAGATGAATTGCGGAATATTATTCTGACTTGTTATGACGTAGAAAAAACATTTGTTGAAAGCAGCATGCCAGAAGGTCTCCAAGGTATGACCAAAGATGACATGGTAAAATACGTGCAATATGTTACAGATATAGTACTGACTGATTTTGGGTGTAAAGCAGAATTCAATGTAGGTAACCCTCTTGAATTCATGGCCAGAATCGGATTGTCAGCTAAGAATAATTTCTTTGAACAGCGAGTCGGTGAATACTCTAGAGTTGAAATACCTTCTACAATGGAAGGTGTATTTGATGACGAATTTTAATTTTATAAAAAGATACAGATGAAAATAGTTAAACGAGACAAGACAACGCAAGCGTTCGCCCCCAATAAAATTCTATCTAGGATTAAAACTCAATCTAAAGGGCTTAGCGTCAATCCAGACCTTCTTTTTCAAGAAGTTATACCTTTGATAAGTGATAATATCACTACAACTGAAATCGATGAGATTATCGCATTCAAAGCTGCGGATAAAGTAATTAAACACCCAGACTATTCATTGCTTGGTGGTCGAATATTACTTAGCAGACAATCAAAATTAATAGGTAAACCGCTACAACCAGTGGATTTAACCTACGACTTCTTTGCTGCTACTACATTCTTGACAAAATATTCTAAAAGAGACATTAAAAACGCTCCGTTGGAATTACCGTCATGCATGTACGAGCGGGTAGCTAATTTCTTAAGTGATAATGAGTCGGATAAAAAGGAACTATTAGAAGAACTCTTAAGTAAGAGGGTTAATTTTGCCACACCTACGTATACTAACGCAGGTGTTGATAAAAGGGGTGGTATGATTAGTTGTAACTTGGTACACTTGGAATCTGACACGATTGAAGGTATCGAAGAAACTTTAACTAAAATCGCATACGCTTCAAAAGAAGGTGCAGGTATCGGACTGCTAATCGACCCATTGAGAAGTAAGGAGAGTTTTGTCGGTTCCTTTAATGGTAACGCTGGAGGTGTGGTCAGGTTCGCTGATATGGTTCAAGGTAAAATGCGGTTCTATAAGCAAGGTTCCAGATCAGGTAGCTGTGCGTTATATTTGTCAGTATGGCATAGAGATATTATCGACTTCCTTGAATTAACATCACCTGTAGGTGACGAGCAGCTGAGAACTAGAGACCTGTTCACCGCAGTGGTGATAAACGACCTTTTTATGCGTAAATTGGAAGCTAACGAAGATTGGCACACATTCTGCCCCAATGACATAATTAAAGCTGGTCTAAGGCCCTTATATGAACTCTACGGGGATGAATTTGAAGCTGAATACGCTAAGGCGGTTGAGCTTGGTTTGGGTAAACCCATTTCAGCCAAGAGAATTTTCGACTCTATCATCAAATCACAGGTTGAAAGTGGAAAACCTTATGTGATGTATAAAGATAATGCAAATAAACGAAATATGCAAGATAACATCGGTGTTATCAAAATGAGTAATTTGTGTATAGAGGTGTATCAAGCTAACCGACCTAAGTATTCAGCCCAATGTACATTGGCGTCAATTAATCTCAGTGAGCATGACAACTTGGATAGTATTGCGAAAAGTACCAAAGTATTGGTGAAAGCCCTCAATCAAGTGATTGATAAGAATAAGTGGTCTGACGATTGGAGCGAAGCGGCTGGGTTGGACCAGAGAGCTATAGCGATTGGCGTGGCAGGTATGGCAGACTTCTTCGCTAAGAAGAAAATCTCATATGAAAGTGATTCGGCTAAAGCGTGGAATGCCGACATTTTCGAAACCATGTATAAATCAGCTTTAACAGAATCTATGTCAATCGCTGAGGCTAAAGGTAAAACGTATCCAGCTTGGGAAGGTAGTAGGTACGCTAAAGGTGAAACATACATTGAAGGGTGGTCGCCCAAGCCAAATGGTGAACCGATACCGATGTATAATAGCTTGCTCCTGGCATCAATGCCGACTGCCAGCTCTGCTATATTACTTGGGTCGTTCGAATCATTTGAACCTGTAACAGCCAATCTGTTCACCAGACGTGTCGGTCAAGGTGAGTTCTTGATTGTGAATAAATATCTTGTCAATGAACTGTTGGAGTTGGATATGTGGAATGACAATATGATAAATAAGATTATCGGGAATAAAGGTAGTGTTCAGAATATTGTTGAAATACCCGAAGATATCAGGTATCGGTACAAAGACGTTTGGGAAATTTCTCAAAAGACATTACTTGACCTCTCAATAATCAGAAATAAGTACGTAGACCAATCACAATCGCTTAACGTGTATCATGCAGACGCTAAATATTCAAAGATTGCTAGCGCCCTCATGTACGCTTGGAAGGGTGGACTTAAGACTGGTGTTTATTACACTAGAACGAAAAGTAAGTTGGATGCTAACAGTAAGTTGGCCTCAATGAATACTGAGGTGTTGCCAGAGAAACCGAAAGATAGTCCATTTGAATGTTTCGGGTGTAGCGCATGACAATTATGATATAAATAAAAAAAAACTTAAATTATGGAAACTAAAACTAATTTTATTGAAAGTATTAACGATTTACCCTTAGCAGAATATCGTCGAAATGTATTGTCTTTCATGAAAGGAGAGTATGATACGTTATCAACCCCTAATAAAATACAATCTATTGGTACTCAGACGATAATCGTTACTCGTGAGACCAAAGAAGCAATAAAGGGATATTTTTTAAGACCATTTAGAAACTGATTATAACGGTTGAGTGTATGAGTAGTGTGGCTTTACACATACTTTCAACTTACAGATAAACTTTATTAGCCACATTACTTATACACTTTGTTATAGGTATGTAAAATTTACGATTATGAAAAAATTATGGAGCAAATTCTACAATAGTAGAGTAGGACAATATGTGATTTACGGTATAACTTATTTAGTATGGTGGAAACTTGCTGGATTTGAATTTGCGGTGATAATATGCTTAACAACAATTCTTGGAGAGATACATTTTCAAGACATGAAACGTAAGTAAATTTTATTACCTATAACAAGTATATGTACGCATCGCTCTGAAAGCCCAGTAAAATCAAGACTTTCAGAATATAACCTGTACAACTAGCATTTCTTCATGTACAGAGAGATGATAACATAATCAGATACCTTTAATTATGAATTTTTTTAACTATACCTTAACTGAAGCCGATAAAGCTTATTGTATTAAGCATGCTCAAGGCATGGCTGACGGCTTCAGTACGTATAGTTTTAAGAACGATACCAAACAGTCGTTGGATGTATATTATATAGGAAAGGTAGGTGAGTTTGCGGTGTACAAGTATTTAAGGTCATTGGAAAAAGATGGTTTGCTTAAAATAGTACATGTACCATTCAGAGAAAAGTACGATAAGTTGAATTTCAATGACGACTTCATCATTGAATGTAACGGAATAAGGCAGCAGATTGAAGTCAGGACCAAAGGTAGAAATGTTGAACCTAAACTTGAATACGAATGTTGTAGCGATTGTATTAAACCGCATTTTCTTTATATCTTTGTATCGTTTAATCGTCAGACCGATACCGCAAGCGTGTTAGGGGTGGCCAATTGGGAAAACTTCAGCAAACACGCAGTTGTCACTAAGAAAGGTTCTGATAACGATAATTTCACAAATAAGGTTAATGAATTCAATATCAAAATACAATATTTAACACCGCTTAATGAATATTTCGCATAAGGGCCAACTTGACATACTCCAACGGCTAAAGCACGTTGGCTTTCTTGGTCGTCACTCGTAAATCTTTTTATTAAAAAATAGACAAAGTAAGATTTATTTCTTAATATTGGTTGTTATAAGTATGTATTATTTAGTAGAATGCCGATATGAAGATATAAAAAAAAAGAAAAAATGCGAAGCAAGGGAAATTTAATACTTAATTGTGGTGAGATAGCACAATCAATCATTTCATTCATTCGGGATACAAGAAACAAATACAATATACCGAAAAATAAACTTGTGTTGTATATTGATATGTGGGGCAAGGAGGTTGAGATAATGGATATTCAACTAATGAGATGGGAAGGGATAATATCAAAATACAATATGGGTAATTTGGAAAAAGTGGAATATTCATTGTATGAATTATTTGAAAATGATATTTATTTTGAGTCGACCAGTATAGATGGATATAACATTTATTTGGCGTTACCGACAATACAAAAGGAAGGACAAATTAATGACTTTGCCAATGAAATAATTAGATTGGAAGACCAAAAAATAAAATATCAAAATAAATTATCAGATGAAAATTTTACATTAAAAGCCCCAAAAGACATTGTGGCTGCGGAACGAAAGAAATTAACTGATGCAGAACGCAGAAGTCAAAACTTAAAAGCAAATATGCTGATGTTTACTTGCGGGAAAGAATATTACGATTTACTGATAAAACTTGGCGATAATAAAAAGATTAATTGGAACATACAATACCAAAGAGAGTTGAATTCGCAGAATGAACAATACGAACAGAAATGGTTTAACGAAGTTTATAACCGACAAATAGAAACTTATGAAATTAAGGCGTTACATTCTAAAATTTGTGCGTAGGGAAAAATAAAACAAAAAGATTATCAATGAGTTATAACATAGAACCCCAGAAAAATATAAAGATTTAGTTTTGAAACTAAATACTACTATAAAACCCGTTAATTCGGGTTTTTTTGTTTAATGCGGTTTCTATACAAAAAAAAATCTTGACTTATATTTATGAGAAATGGCACAAGGTAGATACATAAACATAAGGTACCCGTTTAGGGACAGTGTGAAGGGATTTCTATTCGAGTTGAATGAAACTGATTCATCTGCGATTAGAAGTGATTTGTTGCACCTTATATTAACCACAAGAGGTCAACGGTTCTATTTACCTGATTTCGGAACTGACCTGATGAAGTATATTTTCGAACCTAATGACAGTAAAACGCTATCTGATATAAAGATAGATATAAATGAGACCGTTAAGAAATACATACCCAATCTGATAATAAACGATGTCATTGTAGAACGGGATGAAGAGTTTGAGCATAAAGCAACAATAAAAATAGATTACACCGTAACCGAGGATGTGTTCGAGGAAAGGGATGTTATTATAATCAATATCTAAGAAAATGCCACAGAAAATACCATATTTTGCCAGAAACTTCGCTGACCTAAGAATTGAGCTTATCAATTATATACGTCAATATTATCCTTCTATTCTACAAGACTTTAACGATGCATCGGTGGGTGCGATGCTCATAGACCTGAATGCTGGTGTGGGTGACGTACTATCATTTCATACCGACAGGATGTTCCAAGAGACGCAGATTAATTTCGCCCAAGAAAGGTCCAGTGTATTAAGTATGGCTAGGACATTCGGTTTAAAGATACCTGGCAAAAGACCCAGCGTCACCATAGCCGACTTCAGCGTGATTGTACCAGTATTCGGTGATACCTTCGACATATCATATGCACCTCTCATTAGACGAGGTGCGCAAGTATCTGGCGCAGGTAAGGTATTTGAAACGGTCAATGATATCGACTTCTCATCACCATTCAGTATTAACGGAATACCAAACAGACTTATAATTCCAAATCTGGATTCATCTGGAAACTTAGTCAATTATACATTGACAAAAAGAGAACTGATTATAAATGGTATTACCAAGATATTCAAAAGGTCGGTCACAGCAGGTGATGTAAGACCATTCTTTGAAGTTATATTACCAGATGATGATGTTCTATCAATAAATTCTATTATAACGTTAGAGGGTCTTAATTACACTCAGACGCCCAGCATTGATCAATTCTTGAACCCAGCTAACAGATGGTATGAGATGGACGCTTTGGCCGATGATTTGGTCTTTGTAGAAGATCAGTTGGCACCTAGCACTCAATCAGGTATAAAGACAGGTAAATGGGTGAGGGTAGACCAGAGATTCATAAGAGAATATACTGACTTAGGTTTCACTAAAATCATATTTGGTGGCGGTTCACAAGATGTGGGTTCATTATGCGATTTCGGGGTAGATAAGACCTTGGTTAATCGAATAGGTGATTTCATCAATAACTTGAGCCTAGGTAAAACTCTGACACCTAATACCACTATGTTCATTAGTTATCGGGTAGGTGGTGGAGCAGCTGCTAATATTGGTCCGAACGTACTGAATACCGTTAACACCGTGAACATGACCGTGAACGGTAATAACCAGAATATAAACAATAGTGTCAGAAACTCATTGACTGTTAATAATCCGCTACCAGCAATAGGCGGTCGTGATGAACCATCGGTTGAGGAGGTTAGGAATATGGTGAGATATAATTTCTCATCTCAGAATAGGGCTGTTACGATAAAGGATTATCAAGTCAGAATTGGAATGATGCCAGGTGAGTTTGGTGTACCGTTCCGAGTAGGCGTACTTGAAAACCAGAATAAAATCAGCGCTTACATCCTGTCTCTCGACTCATCAGGAAAACTATTGAACCAATCGACATCAACATTAAAAGAGAATATTGCGACCTATTTATCGAATTATCGGATGATAAACGATTACGTTGAGGTTCGTGACGGTAAAGTGATAAATATCGCAGTTGAATGCGGCATATTCATAGATAAACAATACCCTCAATCACAGATCATATCACAGGTTATTCAGAATATTCAGAGCTACATGGATATCAACAACTTTGAAATGGGTGAAACGATATACCTAAGTCAGTTGATTGAGAATATAAACAATGTAGGTGGTGTGCTGAACGTTATTGATTTGAAATTATTCAATAAGGTCGGAGGTAATTATTCGTTGAATGAAATATCACAACCGCTCATTGACGCTGAGACCAGAGAGATAAATGTATCTCAAAACTATGCACTCATAGGCGATCCCGTGAGCATGTTCGAAATCAAATTTGGGTCTATAGACGTTAAAGTTAGAGTTAGGAACAATTAATTTTAAATGCAATCCAATTCACATTTACTGACGTATCCGTTATATTATTATGAAAAAAACAAGATATGAGCTGTTGCAAAATTAAAACACAAGAAAATCCATATATAAAAAATGGTGAACTAAGGGAATCAGGTAATGGTTTAATAACTAACAAAATAGCTAAATGGGTAGTATTCTCTATTTTATTTATTTTATCCCCGTTATTATTACCTATATTATTATATATCTTATTTAAAAGTATTGTGATGAATGATAATTTAAATGCGTCAGCATTTTTTTTATATTTTGGTAAGTTAATTAAAACGCACATGCTTATAAACGCTAAACCAGAGATTGACTTAGGTACGTTAGAAATATATGAAAATCAATAATGTCTAAAACAATAAGAATACGGACAGTACCGAATGGTGGTGATAACTTCATAAAAATTAATATGGAGCAAGACTTTGATTTTGTCGAAGTTTTATCGTTAAAGATTTCTCAAAAAGATTTGTATCAGACATTCTGCGCTGATTATGGAGCAGTGGTAGGTCGTGTTATAGTTAACAACGGTTTCGGAGTTCCGAATGCTAAGGTAAGTATTTTTATACCGATATCAGATTTGGATCGTGATAACGATGAAATATTTTCGTTATATCCATTTGAAACAATAACTGATGTGAGACCTAATGGACAAAGATATAATCTGTTACCAAACAGTAATGAAAATATTGATGAGTGCTTCACACCCATTGGCGACTTCCCAAAAAAACGTACTTTTTTGGATGATGATAGGATGTTGGAAATATATTGTAAGTATTATAAATTTACCACAACTACAAATCAGTCTGGGGATTATATGATATTTGGCGTACCAGCAGGTTCGCACACAATGTATGTTGAGGCTGATATTTCAGATATTGGTATAATAAGTCAAAAACCATATGATTTAATACGTAAAGGTATCCCTATTGAGACTTTTGATTCAACAACTAAATTTAAAAAACAGTCAGATAATTTAAATGATAATATACATATATTAGGTGGTAACCCATATGGTGTTAATATACAACCCTATTGGGGTTCTCAGGACACGTGTAATGTGACGATAAGTAGACAGGATATAAATCTTAATACCACTGTTCAACCACACGCCATATTTATGGGTTCAATATTCGGTGATAATGAGGAAGGGATAATAAACGCTAAATGTCGACCTAAAGCCACTTTAGGCGTATTAAGTAAACAGACAACAGGTTCTGGCACTATTGAAATGATTAGAGAGACCTTAGATGGTACGATTGAAAGATTTGATATAGCTGGCGGTAAACTTATTGACAGTGATGGTACATGGGCTTATCAGATACCCATGAATTTAGATTATCGAGTCACCGATGAATTTGGAAACTTAGTTCCGACAGATGACCCGAATAAAGGGATACCTACAAGGGCTAGAGTAAGATTTAGAATTGGCATGGATGATAATGTCGGTGGTGTTTCTAGAAGGGCGAAATATCTGGTACCGCATAACCCAAGAAGACATACTAATGGTGGTGTTCAACCACAATTTATCGTAGGTACTGACGAATTCCCATATGGTGAACCAACGATAGATTTTGAATTCGGACCTAACACTAGTAAAGCTAGTTTGGCTGATTTGAGTTGGAACACCGTTTACAGTGTTAAAAACTATATACGTCGTTATCAGAAAACAATATTTCCGTCATCGCCTAAAATTCGTTCATTTGTAGGGATTAAAGATGTTGACAGTGCCAGTTCTGATATAACTCCATTCCCTTACAATTCTTTGAATGTGGTATCAGACCCGTTATTTTCTTTTTTATGTGGGCTTATAATAATTTTAACCTCTATTATTTTAGGTGTAAATACATTCATAATATCACCTATAAATTTTATCATTGGATTATTTAATAGTCTTTTAGATTGGATTCTACCCAGTATACCATACATAGCGTGTTTAACACTAGAATGTAATTCGGACGATGAACCTAAATATTTTGCACCTGGTTGTGACTATCAATCCGAAGGCTGTAGTGCAGCCGCACAAGATTTAGGCGCAATCACATGTGTTGGTAGTGATACAGAAAGCGATAGACCAGATGCTGGTTATATTTCATGTGCAATTGTAAGCCTTTTGAAATCCTTGGATTTATTGGAGTTTGATTTTTTTAATGATTGGGTTAATGGTACATTATATTCACCGCCATTCAGACTTAAAAATAAAAGAGGTCGGAAAGAACTATTAACATTCTGTGAATGGTCATGCGGTGGATTTAGCGGCTATACCGCAGAAGGTGTAACGACTAGTTCTTCAGAACCGTTCGATAATGCATGTCCTAAAAATACTTATTTAATACAAAATTGTGGATTGGGTTCTTTTCCTTTTTTTAATGACCCGAATTTTACTGCGCCAGAATATCTGACTGGTTGCAATGGGCCTTATGATTGCGGTGATTTTGAAGAGGATAGGAGACCCTTTCCTAATACAGAAGGTATTAATTTTGTGGGTTCTAGCCTTATCGATTATGGTTTAATAGTTAATAAAAAGGTTGAACCTTCATTTAGTTCTACTATATTAACAGATGATGGTGTATATTATTATGCACCATATGGTAGAAATACCAATGACTACATACTGGCCACTGATATTATCACATTAGGTTCATCGGTAGACTGTCATTGGTTAGGGTTGCCATCAGTAATCAGATTTATATTAGATACCACATATAAATTACCTCCATATTCTTCAGATAAAGAATTCAATCCCATTACTAATACTAACGATATTGTAACCTCTGGTATGAATGGTCTACCATTGGCCTCCCAATCACCGACATCAACAAATCCTAACTTATTTTTTACAATATACGATTGTACAATAGTTTTAACAGGTCCATTACAATGTTCAAATATACGTAGACAATGTGAATTAGGTATAGGTTTTGATGAATTATATTACGATGCCACACAAACACCGCCCCAGTTTGTTGCCCCAAATAGAGTTATTCAGAACGAGGATATTGATATTAACTTATCAAGAAACCTTTTCGCGTGGATGAATAACTATCATTTATATACAACATCTGACCCAAATTCGGTTGACACATCTTTTGTAAACACTTTTGTTGGCGGGGCGTGTGGGAACACGAACGGTAAACCTGATTACAACACTTTTAGATACAATTGGAAAAATGTTAATGACACAGGTACATTATGTAGCGTAAAACCAAAAACGTATAACTCATTTTATTTCTATTTTGGTTTGAAAAGACAGAAGACCGCTTTAAGTAAAATGCTTGAAAAATACTTCTCGCCTTGCCCAGTTCAAGATAAGCCACCTTTCACTATAATATCTGATACTAAAGATGTGACCACGATAGGAGGTGTTGATGGTGAGATAACTATAACCATAATAGGTGGTACGGGTCCGTACACCGCAACAATCACTTACCCAGACGGTACTAGTGAAGACTTCCCTGTTATTGGTGATACGATTACTTTTAATGATTTAGTAGAAGGGAGTTATACGATAACCGTTATAGATAGTAGTGGTTTAATTAGTACCACAACGGTAATAGTCGGTGGTCCTGTTCCTCTTAACTGTTTTGTAGAAAGCGTTAACGTAAGCGGCTTTAATTCGCTGGGTCAATCTAATAACGATGGGATAATAAATATTGAGATATCATACGGTGCAGAACCGTACACGGTAACAGTTGCTCCATTTTTATTTATAAATCCAATAACAGGTATGTCAGTATATGGTACACCAGTATTCGATGGCCCTATATTAGGTGGTAGTTTCACGCTACCAGCTTTATCCGCTGGAATTTACGCAGTTGAGGTACAAGACAGTGACACTATATCACCATCGAGCTGTAGTAGTGTGATTATAATATCGCAACCTACAGGTACCACAGTTACTTTCGATGTCTTTGGTGTGCAATGTGAAGGCGCATGTAACGGCTATGTCGTAATTACATTGGATGGTGAACCTCCGTATGATATAACTTTGACAAGAGTTGATGGTGCTGTCATATTTAATGATCAAGATAATAATACCACAGAAAATAGTCCTAGCGTTACGATTACAGGTCACATCAGTAACACTTTGAGCATTGTTAATCTATGTGAAGGGGATTATGAACTTAATGTTATCGATAGCAGCAATACGCCGACACCCCAAATCGATATTACTGTACTACCTGCGCAATATACTAATAGTCAGTTGGATTTAGATAACAATGACGCGATTGTAACTATTGACCCCACTAATAATAACGACTTTAATAACGGTACGGGAGTGTTAGTAATATGTCCTCCGATAAACCCGCCATCTGGTGAAGAATATGTGTATCAATTGTACCGAGATGAGACATCACCACCAATACAGACTGTAACAAGTTCAAACCCGTGCGCTCAGTTCGTCAATTTAGATTGTAATAGTGGAAACAACTATTGGATTTCATATAGAAACCACTTAGGTTGTAGATTCCCTTCTAATCTAAATCAAAGGTATGAAGTCATAGTGAATACTGGTTGTTAAAAAACATAAAACTTCTATTTATTAATAGATGCAAGACGATAGGTTGAAATATAGGTTAAGAAGCACAGATTCCCAAACATCTGTCGATACCGACACGTTCATTAAACTGAACTTGGAAGGTGATACCAGACTGTTACCGACAAACGACATAAGCACGGCTGTAAGCTCTGCTGAAGTGTTTAACAACGAACGACAGTCAACGACAGTATATCGTGTATTAGGAACGATTAAACCGATTGTTAGTAACGTACTATTCAATTTGACAGGAGATGGTAGTTGGGAAATATTTAACGATAATAAATTTAAAGAAAATTACTTGAACCAAATAAACAATAGCCCGAATGGGGACATATTTGGTATACAAGAGTTACCATCATTAAATTTTGAACAGTCTTACAATACACATCTAAAAGAAAAAGACGGTTGGTTTGGTTATTACGAACCAAATCGGTTAACGACCGATCAATGTAAGTATAACTACATGGAACCAGTTAAAGAAAGATTTTCGTTTAAAGATAGCATTAAAAGGAGGTGGGATATGACCATAACATACCCTTTTTCAGCCGATACTACACATGACATGGTTAAAGACGGTTTAAAAGTGGTATCGGTAATTAGAACCAATATAGGCGGTCGAGATAGAGTCGGACTGTCAACACCTGTAAGACATAATTTAACGCAACAATCTTTAGTGTATCTATCAAGCGGCTTCACGAATATAAATGAGGGTTATTATAGGGTTATCAGACTAGGTGAGGATAATGGAAATAATAAAGAATATGTATTCAGCATTGCTGTGGATTATAATATATCACAAGGAGTATCCCCAACTTCTAGAATGCAAAGAGTATTAGGCGGGGTTCAGAGTGGGTTTAAGTCTAAATACTACTTCAGACTATTCAAAAAAATAACCACGGTCAACGATAATATAAATAATGGTATAATTGAAGATGACGATTATGAGATATATCAAGCAGCATTTTCTCAAACAGTTTTCAATGACGAAATATGTCAATTCGTATTTAATGAAGATATTGACGTAGGTAAAGTGGTGGATAATTTAGGTAGACCTCTTAGTGAAATATATTTAACGATAATAAAAAATAGGGACTATTTAATAGGATTCCCTTTTTTTACATCGATACAAGCTGGCGTAGAATGTGGCTTCGTGGACGGTATTTTAAATGATGATAATATACCTGACATCAGAAGAATGAGAGATGGGCAACAAGGTGCGATAGGAACATTATCAGCCACCCAATACAGATCTTCACCGATACCATTAACTTCAGGCATCACCATAGGTGATAGCTATTTTTATGGTGATGTTGTCGAGTTCAATGAGTTTGAACAGATTGAACATGTATTAGGCGTTGTAGCACATAGATTCAATACTGTAAATAGAATCGGTAACGGTAGGACCATTAAACCTTTTATAAAAGGACCTAGACATGAAGGTTACATGTATTATCCTCATCACAAGATGCAGATACGTCAATTCTCTAACTATGTTGAATCTGGCGATGCAAATACGATAGGCATACCAGATTATGCCACCAATTTAGGGTCGACTGACGGTAGATGGTTATGGCGCGATATTCTGGATATTGGAGTTAATAATGGGCAAGAAACAACGCTGGATTACCCCTTTTTAAACGGTGCGCATTACATATATCAGAACTATTGTTTTCCTGTTAGAAGACAAGACCCATATGGGCGATATGATTTATTGTATTTTGGTTCAGAAAGGGATAATAATAACCAGCCAACACAACGTGAACCATATGATATTGTTGGTTCAGGCGTACCTAATAATTTTGACGTTAACGAATCAGACAATGCTTGTTGATAGATATAGGATAAGACTGCCAGAAGGTAATTCAACTGGAACAACGATAAACATTCCAGTTGATATGACATTTCAGATTGTCGACCAATCTGAGATAATAGAGCGCGATTTTGTCAAAAATGAGGTCGAAGCTGCGATAAATCCAATATTAGACTATGAAAAAGTTAGATTTTCGCCAGCGACCAGCGTTACCGCCACATTCCATACCCCCATTCAACGGGTTATATATGATTTGAATTTTCTTTCTGGTTCAACAGGTTATTATCAGAATAACAACACTACTCAAACCAGTTTTCAAGATATCGGATTTGTTAACGATGATATTAAATTTAGGAAGAATGGGCTTGTGAAGTCCATGTTAAGGTTAGATTTTTATGATAGTGACATATTGACAAATCAACGGCTTCTATTCTTCATAATCATCAGACCAAAAGTCACACAGGCTGACGTAACACCGCCGAATAATAATGCGCCATACGTACAAAATTATAGCGCTAATCTAAAAATGACGCGCTTTAATTTAAATAATACGATAACACAGAATACTGGTAATAGCGAAGGTATATTCATATATGATTATAAGGACGAAGTTGGTATAAACGCACCAAAAGAGGTTTATATGAGAGCGACGTTTAATAACGCTAAGACAGGTCTCAGAACTAGGTTTATGACAGACTACGACCCAACTAACATAGCTTGGCCGATAGATACTTTTGTTGAAAAGATTTTTACTAAATATGTTTTACATAGAACAATAAATGGTAATTTCTATCAAATAGATACGACATATAGCAATAACGTAAGTATAGTACTTAATAACACGTATAACATAAAATTATACGAAGTCGCAGTCACATAATGGAAATACTAAGAAGAACCATATTATTAGATGATTTGAAGACTCAACAAGAAGGTCTCAGCTATGGCGTATTCACCGCAACATCGATATATATGAAAATTAATCTGATTCAGACCATTGATGATATGGGAATTGTGACAAACCTACCCTTTAAAAGATTTGGTGATGCATGCGGTGATTTCAAAGGTGGTATAATAGCGAAGCATGTGACTTGTTATGACGGAGTTGGTACACCACCCAGTACTGGTGAACTTACTGTAGATCTACAAGGAACAGGTGTTGAACCTTATACCTATCTATGGACAACTGGTGAAGACCAAGCTACGATAAGTAATCTTGGACCAGGTATCTATGACGTAACTGTCACGGATGCTGAAGGTTGTCAGATTACTCTAAGAGGTACTGTGCTGCTAAAAGAGAATGCTGATCCAGAACTAATGGGGTTATTTACCAATGACCAATATTATAGGATATTAAGTACAAATGGTGGTTTTCAGAACTTAGGGCCATCTGGGTATATCACGGCTAATCAGGATTTGAATTTGAACAATCTTACAGTGCCGTATAACACGGATACTATTATATTATGCGAAGACCAGAAGGTCACATTGTCTACCGCGATACCATACCAGACATATCTGTGGAGCAATGGCAGCACGTCACCAACCATAACTATAGACAGCGCTGGTACATACAGTGTCACGGTTACGGACGCTGACGGATGCGAAGGGACATCTAGCATCACATTTGAATATATAACCATACCAAATCCGATAATACAACCGAATAAAACTCCCATAGGAGGTGGTAGTGGTACGTTGGAAGACCCATATGTATTCTGTAATAACCAATTTCCAGTATTATTGACGTTAACTAATAGTCAATATTTTGATGATTGGGTCTGGAATACGGGTTCAGGTAATAGTTCACCTTCGATACAACCCAACGCCACAACTGCCGCAGCGGGTTACGGATTTAACGACTTGGGTTACGTAAGCTCAATCTGCTGTCCTGTGGGCACACCTCAAGGCTGTCAACCACTACAGACGCCATTGGTTTATATAAGGTTTACCAATTTACCGCAATTCGGTTGCGGTGTTGTCACAGGTGGGACACAAGTAAGCGGATGATATTTACTATAAAACGATGGCCGTAATACCCTATAATATAAACAATCTGATAGCTGACCTCACGGCCAGTGGGTATACCTTTCCTTTCATGTTCGGTATAACTCCGACCATGTTGGTGGCCTCACCTGTAAACATTTCTGCTTATCCATATACTAGATTTTCTGGCGCCACAATAAGCCAATGGTGGCAATCAGCTGGGTTTGTAACAGGCTTCACCAATGATAAGTTGGATGAGGTCAGAACATATGACCAGAACAACCCATATATAGTTGGATTTGATGTAGAAAGTGAGAACTACATAAACTATTTCGGTCAGCCCATATCAGGTGTGACCAGAGTCACCCAGAACACAAACCCAATCATATATGCCATTGATGCCGAGAGTCAACCGCCATTCGACCTATTGATAGGTACCGACGGACAGACCACAGGTATAAGATATAGAACATATGATGATGAATCATATGAACTGGTTGACTTGGACGGTAATGTAAGATACTTACCAAAAACTGAAATGAGGTATGTCGGTGAAGGGTGGAACGACACTAATACCGAACTGTATGCTTATATCAGAAGAGAATACTTATTAGGTATCGTTAGCGAACCAGAAATTCAAAGCGATGTATTTATAGATAGAGGTCAAGTAACTGTATTTGAAAATCATCTCAGACTATCTGAAATAAGGAGTTTAGATGCTTTACTTGAACACGGGAACGGTTATTATAAATTTAGTATTTAAAAGAAAAAAATGGCGACTGGAGTTTACGGAATCAACAGACCATCGGATGTTAGACCAGAGGACTGCGAAGTATGGGTTCACTATACTCCGAGTAGAGATAGCATTGGTAACACTACGGTCAGCCAATTAAACCCCACACAAGTTTTGTTGCAATTGGATAACCCCAATAAAACACAATCTAACGTAACAACGGGATTCGAAGTGTTCGGTGGTATGTATACATTAAGGTTGCCAGTTTCTCAATTCAATCAGAAAGGTATATACACTGTGATGATTAAACCTGTTGAAATCAGGACAAGAATTGTTGACTGTGGTGTGTTATCAGCTTTCCCAGATATCAAAGGAATATTGGTTGATTTGGCCGATATACCACAACAACATGTGAATAAATTTGAGA